ATAATTTAAATTAGAATTTACCGGCCTGTGCTGCTTCTTCGATAGAAACGGCAACACACGCTTTTAAGCCATTCTTAACCATTTTTGTTACCTCTATGTTGCCTATTCAGCAATTTTTCGCACTTGCGAGCGCTTCTCACCGCTAATTTACGCAACTTCTATTCTGCAGCTCCGTCATACACATAACCGGTTTCTTCCCAGAACTTCATGGGAGATATGTAGTAGTCGTACTGTGAACTTCCCTCTTTCTTAAATGCAACACCGAATTTCAGAAAACCAAGTATGATTCCCTGTCTTATAAACTGCTGGTCTTTCTTCATCACCCTGGCAGCTACAGACACCGGCACGTTTTCTCCAGTAAACTCTGGTACCTCCAAATATACCTTGCCTTTATCCATTTGTCAACGACTTCCTTTCTTCCTGTGCTTTCGTCAATGCCTGTACGATGTCATTTGCTTTCTTCTCTCCAACACCTTTTACCTGGAGGATTGCCTGTATTACCTCTGACTCTGACAGTCCTTCTGCTGATTTGTATCCTGCAGCATATCCTTTCTGATATATTCCTGCTACAAATCCAGACATCTGGCTGTGGTTCATCTTTCTGATTCTATCGTACTCTTTTCTATTAATCATCTCTACTTTACTTTTTGCCATTACTTCCTCCTAATCTAAATTCAAATAACACATGATACCACAATCTTGCATTATTTCATCTTTCATTCTTCCTCTATCCGGATCGAGTTCGTCCAAATAAACTCCTTTTATGCAGGAATGTCCTATTTCTCTCTCCAGCTTACTCATCCTTTGAAATACTTCTGGGAAATCAACTCGTATTTTATTCCAATACCCCATACCACCTTTAACGCATCCTATGCAATTATTATTTGAATAACCCATATCATACATAATTGGCCTCTTAATTCCCAGCATATTCAGTATTGCATGAGCATCTTGTTTTGTAAGGCTTCTCTCTATGAGTGGATATTGATTTCTCACATCTGGTGTTGACTCTTCCAGCTGGTCTGCCCTGTTTCTTTCGTCCAGGTCAAATCCCCACACGTATGTCAAATTGTAGTCGCTGTGGTAGTTTTCCCACTCCTTCCTTACTCTTTTCTTCAAAACCTGCGTGCATTTCGCCCCATAGGGACCGTTGATAAATCTGAACTGCTTTATTACATTTTCAACACTCCCATACTGAGACTTTAGGATTTCAATAGGTTTTCCAATCGCCTTTTCGCACTCTTTTATAAACCTCATGCTATCTGGATGTTGGTTTTCAATATCGATGTAAATATACTCGTCTATTGTTTCCCTCTCCAAATATCCTGCCACAAAGCTACTTACTCCTGCTGAAATCCAGCACACTTTTAATTCTCGTTTCATAACACCACGAAACAAATTCCGTTCGTGGATAGGACTTCACGCCTCCCATGCTACTTCGGTATGGCTTTCGCAAAGTAGCTCCCACTCATACCTCTTTCACGCTGTTGTCAGTCCTTTTGTTCTCGTCACTCAATCACGCTTTGGCGGTCAACCCGGTTTACCGGGATTCGTTATTACTCCTTTCCTTTTTCCTCGACTTTTACAATTTCTAAAACATAATACAGTTTTCCGGCCTCTGCTCCCCATTCTGGTTTTCCTTTTCCGAATTTGAGATTGCAGTAAGCCGTTATCTGTGGACTCTTCTGGCTGTAACCATTCCGGAAGATTACCGGTACCGGCCACTCTTTTCTGATTTCTTCCGGTACCAGCTCTCCATATACCATCTGGCCGCCAACCAACATGAATCCAAAAGCATTCATCAATCTGGTGTCATAGTACGGCTTGATTTCTCTGTACTCCTCTTTCTTTTCTCCGGAGTGGATCATATCAAACCACTTTTTCTTAATTGGCAATACCAGCACTTCTTGCACCTCCTACTTTGCAGGAAACTCATACACAATGTTCTTTCTGTACGTTCCTGGTCTTGTTGCCTGCGCTGCAATGTCGAAAAACTCTACCGTGTAGCACTCGCTTTCGTATGCTCCACAAAAATCCTTCAATACCTGCAGGCACCTTTCCTTTGATTCATACTCAGCGACTTCCTCCAAGCAGCCATCCGAAATACAGATTGTATGCCGCACCTTTTCCTGCTTTCCCTTCTTTTCTGTCTGCTCCAAATACTCCAAAGCATTGAACGCTCTGCCAAACCACAAAACACGTTCTCTGTCTTGACTTACCAATATCATAGATTAACCTCTTTTCTGAAACAGTTCGTGAGTTCCGTCTAATATCTGCTCTTCTTCTTCCGACACCGAAAATCCATACTTTGCCAGGAAGTGAAATACCGCATTTATTCTTCTTGCCGACGCTGTGCTGTATTCCACATTGTAGTTATATATTTCCGTTTTCTTGATGCAACTCATATATGCCATAGCACTTTGAAGCGGTGTTAGCTTTGCCTCCCATTCGCAAAATTCTTTGAACTTCTCCGGCTCTTCATGTTCCAGCTCGTACAATTCTTTTCCCGAATAAAGAAGTGCCAGATCTGAGCGATAGAAATTAACATTTGCTTCTATGAGCGCCTTTGTCAGTTCCTTGTAAAGTTCCACATCTTCTTTTAGCGGCTGTATTTCTCCTGCAATTACCTCTTTGATAAAAATATCCGCTTTCTCGAACATATCTTTACATTTCTGTTTTAGTGCTTTCTTCGCTTTCTGTTTCTCCTTTTCCTTTATTTCGTATTCGCTGAGCTTCTTTTCCTTCTTCTTTGCTGGTACAATAACCGCAATGGTTCTTCCCCAAAATACAATCCACTGGAGATTTTCTTCTTTGAATTTCTTGAGCGTTTTGGGTGCGTCATTGTCAAGTTCCCACTCCTGCAGAGATTCCCACTTTCCGCTGTATCTCTCATTTTCCGCTTCTTTCGGTGCCTGCTTGATTCCTGCCTCTTTAAATAACTCCTTAAACGCTTTCAGATTTCTTGCTCTTGTTTCATCCTGTACTGCCTGTTTTGCTTTCCAGACCAAATCTCTTGAATCTGTAGCCTGCTTCAAAACCTTATCTCTGGTCTTGATGTCCTCGATCTTCTCCAGCTCGTACAAATCTTTCAATGACAACTGGAAGGAACCATCCTCGTCGGTTTTCTTCTTTAGCTCGGTCTGGTTTAATTTTGCCAAGTTCAGTCTGTGTTTTACGGTTTTCTTGCTGAATCCGGTTTTCTCGGAAATACTGTCCTCTGTCTCTCCGAGGTCAAGCATCATCTGGAAACCCTGTGCCTGTTCAAACACAGTAAGATCATTACGCTGCATGTTCTCTTCCAGCATCGTTCCGACCTGGTCTTTCTTATCCATGTCAGTTACGATTCTGCATGGAAACTCTGCAACCTCTGCCAGCTTACCGGCTGCAAATCTTCTGTGACCGATAATCAGAGTGTAGCCGTCCTCATGCCATTCCTTCTTATCATCCCAATGCCCCGGAATAACTGTGAGGTTCTGCATAATTCCTTTCTTCTTGATACTTTCCGATAACTCAGACAAATCCCCTAAGTCCTTTCTGGGATTGTCCGGATGCTGATAAATCTGCTCTGCCTTAATAAAAACAATTCCGCTGTTCTCCATTTAATTGTCCTCCTTTTCTCGTTTAATGGGTGGCACAAGGCCACCCGATTCTGTGATTTTATGATTTCTTGATACAGAAGCAGACCGGCACACGATTCGCATCGGACGCGCCCCAGTAGTCCGCACCGCCGCCGCCGTTGACACTGCACGCAATCGTCGAACTGCCATACCCCACGGACGCAAGCCACCAGGAGTCTGTATCTTCGCCCTCTGCTGCACTTCTCATTCTGTGTCTGCGGTCCTTGTAATACTCCAACTGCTTGTATAAACCCTTATCTCCGTAGCAATCATCATCATCAAATACTTCTGACGCTACCGGAAGAAATAATGCTGTTCTGTACTCCATCACATTTCCCGCCGAATCCTTGTACTTTCTCACCACCGGATCAATTACTTTCTTCATATCTTCCGGAAGTACATTCCATAACTTCTCGTTCAGATAATTCATTACATCCGATGCTGCCAGACTCTCGGTACTTCCGGAACTGTTCCAGCATACCTCGTCTCCTAAGCAATCCCTGCTCTCGAATCTCACATAATCATCTGTCACATCTGTAACCACCATCGTAAAAGCCTGTCCGTCAGATGTCTTGTTTCCGGTCTTGTAATCTCCGACCTTGAACTCTGCTCCTGTTTTTACGGCTCTTGCGATTTCTTCCCAGGTTGCCTGCAACTCTCCGCAGCTTCTCATTACTACCGGTTTCATATTCTCTGCCTGCTTTGCTCTTTCATTCCATGACACACTCGCTCTTATTTTCTGAATTATTTCCGCTTTGGTCTTTACCTCTGCCTTCTCCAGTTCCTTGATGTGCTGGTAAAAAGCGTTTCTTTCTCTCTCGATTGTCTCTGCGCTACCGCTTACCTTGATTTCTTCCTTTCCTGCTCTGATTCTTAATTCTTCCATGCTGTTCTCCTTTCGTTTCTGCGTAATTTAATTTAACTTTTTCTCGATATTGCGAGTTATTTCTGTAAAAAATATGCCATTTCTGGCTATATCCCTTATACCGCAACTTTAAGACGCTTATTCATCAGTGCGTTAAACATCTTGAACCCATAGATAAATCCCTGCATTTCTGCCTCTATTGCGATTCCATATACTGCAGCCTTGATCTCGTTGTTTTCCCTTGCTTTCAGCTGGGTTGCTTTCATTACCTCGTGGAATTTCTCGTACTTCTCCGTGAGTTCCGCTATCTCTCTTCCTTCTATTGCTGGTCCGGTAATGAACTGGTCGAACATCTCACAATATTCCTGGTACTCGCTTCTCGGTTTTCCTTCTAACAAAAACTCGCTTTCCTTTGATGATGCTGCTACCGGCTCCGGTGTTTTCAGAACAATCTCCACAATTTCGCTCTCTGATACATTTCCCGCTATGCACTTAATGCAGGATGCAATCTGCTTTTCATCAGTCTTTCCGATGTTCAATCTCACACTCTTCATGCCACATTCTCCTTCCTTAGTATCTTCAACAACGGGTGCCACGGTCTGGTCCCATGCAATCTGCTGATAATCTTTCCCAGATCAATGTTCCTCTTGTCTACCCACCTGTAATCCTTGTACTTGCTTACATTTCTTTCATTTACTGGTCTGTCGTGGAATCCGTCTGTGATTTTGAACCTGTCCGGTCTCTCGTCATCCTCATTGAATGCCACGTACTCCTTGTTTCCGTGAACGCAATAGCCAACAATCTGCATATGCCCTACCTCCCTTCTTCGTATCTGTCATGTATTGCAATCGGGTACTTCGACTTTGTAATATCCTTAAACCGGCTGTCCGATGTGTAAAGAATATTGCCGCCTGCCATATACCAACGTTTCCGGCAGTATGCAGGCTTACAGTCAACGTACTCCTGGCCCATAACCTCACGCTTTTCGATATACACGCACTGTCTGATGTCGTCCGGTTCAAAAGGACCTTTCTGTGCATCCAGGATATACAGCTCTCTTGCGTAGGAAGATATGCCGTTATTCGTGCAATCTCCCAAACTGCTACGGTACACCTCTGCGGTCAGACAACTTTCAATCTCATAGTTACTCTTCATCCAGTCAATCACTTCGTCCGGATATTTGCATCCGCTCCATAACTCGCCCATAAATACCAGCTCGTTGTCAAACTCCTGCACCATATATGTATCATCGTCCAGCTTTACTGCCTGCAACTGAATGTACTCCTTCGTTCTTTCGTCGCACGCAACTCTCTTCACGCATCCGTCAACCTTACCATATCCTCTGATCTTGTGTGTTTCGATATAGCGATCCAGTTTCTTTTCTGCAAACCCTGCAGGAATATCCTCTTCATTTACTGCTACGTCTCCGCTTTCCAAAACAGCGTACTTATTTGAGATTTCGCACCATGTTCCTTCGAGGTGTAACACAAATCCTTCTTTCTCAATTCTCATGTTCTTCTGCCTCCTTTGCTGCTCTTACTTCTGCAATTCTCACATAGTCCGGAATGTGAAAACCATTTATGATATTCACCGCCTGCAGCTCTGTCAGATTGCACCTGGTCTGCAGTTCTTCCCGCAACTTTCTTCTTTCTCCAATGTCCTGCAGTCCGTTAGACGGCAGGAGCAACGCTCTGTCTCTGTATTCATTTGCTATGGCTCTTGTCAGAATTTCCACTAACTCACCCTTTCCACGTAATCAACGCATCCAGGACTGATTTTTTCATCCTTACAGAACTCCGACCAGCACTCCTGCAATTCTTTGAGGTTCTGAGCGTCAAACTGCGTCTCGTCTCCATCGTTGAAGCCAATGTTATAGGTTCCTCCTCCGGATTTAACTACTCCTTTGCTTGCCTCTCGTAATGTCACACTACATCACCCGCCTTTCTTAATGCGCACTTAGTACATACCGCACCGTCAAGGTGTGATGCCTTAACAACTCCTGCGTCCTCCGGTCTCTGCCAGCAGAGTGTCCCGCATTCCGGGCAACGTACCTTTTTCCAACCAGGTTTTCCCTCCGGTCCGTTTATTACCAGTGGCATGCACAACCAGCCACCTCGATCTGTAGCCTTTCTCGGTTCTAACTTCATGTTCACTCTGCCGCCTCCATTTCTTCCAGCTCTCTGATAACTCTCTCTACCGCATATTTTCCATTATTGTTGAGCTGTCTCTGCCATGCACCTACCGACGGTGCCCATCTGAACCCATTGCTTTTCAGAATATCTCTTACCTCCGGTTCCGGCTTTCCTTCAAAGAACAGCTGGATTCTCATAGCCTCCACATTCTCCTTGACCTTGAAAAACTTATTCTCGCTCTCCTGTGTTCCCTGGGACTTCGTTTTCTGCAGGCTCTTGATTCTTCCTTCCAATCTTCGGATATTGGCGTTGTTGTTCGCCAGCATATAGTCCGGAAAACCGATTCTTCCGCAGAAGTCCGGTTCTCTCAGCTGGGCGATCTGTTCGTCTGTATATCCCATGTCATGCAGCGTTGCATCGCCTTTTTCTTTGTCCTTCATACGGATTGCTTTGTTGGCCTGCTTCATTCTCTCCTGGTCCTCTCTCAATCCGTCAACCTTATCCTGCAGCTTCTCGATTGCGTTCTCATCATCAGACTTGATAACGTCCTTGCCATAAAAAATTGCCTCAATCTTTCCAAGGATTGCCTCAACCTCTTTATAGTCCTCATGGTTCTTATCCCATGCAGCTACCTGCTTTTCCTTCTTTTTGACCGGGAAGTTTCCTGCTCCGGAAATCATTACCGACGGACACATCATGCCGATCTGAATATCCTTGTTGATGTTCTGAGCCAGTCGTCTCGAATATCTCTCGCAGAGCTTCGACACTCTTTCCTCTTCGGTTGGTCTTGCCTCGATTACCTTCTCTGCCAGCTCGTATGCCTTATCGACCTGTGCCTTGTAACCAACAGTCTTGCTCCCGGTCTTATACTCGCTGAATGACATCATATCGTTTGCCGTCTTTGCTCCGGCCTCATTGATACTGAAATACACTCTTTTCATTACGCCACCTCCAAATACTCACCGATTTTCTCAATATCCAGCTTTACTACCGGATATGTGCAGTAACCGCTTTTTACCATTCTGCCGGTGGCCTGCCCGAAACCGTGCTGCTTGATAAACTCCATCGCCCAAGGGCAATTATTCGTGTCGATCACTGTCTCATCCTCTGCAAGTCCGCTTCCTGTGATACATACCGTGATTCTTGCAATAGGTCCGTCCTCGTTGTTCCAAATCTCGATTGCCCTGCTGTTGTCTGCCTGGTATCTTGCCACTTGCAAAAAGCAATCCTTATACACCGCCCATTCTGTCTTAACCTCTAATAATGCCATAGCCTTACGCCTCCTTCTTTGCTTCTCTGATCCGCTTTGTCTTAATTGCACCATCAACAATGCTCTGCAACTCTCTTGCTGTCAGTCCTGCGTAGTTATTCATATCAACCTCTTCCTGGCCGATCCCTGCTCTTTCGAGCTGCCTCTGAAAATAACCCATATCGCCGTCGTAGTCGTACACCTGCTCACCTCCTATGCTGCTCCTAAAATTCTCTCTACGTCTGATCTTCTCTGACGCATCATCAACATTGCTGTCACTTTGTCAATCTGACCGGAAGTGAGGCTTACGATGAAATCTGCCACCTGGTTGTGCATCTTATACTCTTCCTGGTACATTCTGTCTGCCTCAGCCTCGTAGCTGTTTGACTTTTCCATATCCAGGTGTTCTTCTTCCATCCAATACTCTGACTGGTTCTCGGCTTCTTCCATTTCAGCCTCTAAAGCTCTTAACTTCTTCAATAATTCCTTCATGCAAATACGCTCCTTTCAAATTTGCGAACTGTGTTTCACGTGAAACACTCATTTGCGAGTTATGCAGGTAAAAAAATTTACCTAGAACATTTTTTTTCATTTCCTCAGCCTTCTCTTCGAGGCCGTTGCTTTCAAGAATCCAAAGGTCAAATCGAACTGCCTCGTCGGTGAGTTCACAACCGCAGTCACTCAGACTGTAAAGCTCGTCGATGATTTCACCCACCATCCAGTTATTTCCTGCAGCTACCATAGCTGTTGCAATGCTCTGAACTTTTGCCTGGCAAAATCTCCATTCATCTGAATACAGGTCGCATTTCTCTCTTTCTTCCAGTGCTTCTCTATAATCTTCTCTGTTATACATAACCACTACCTCCGTGTGTTTTATTTGTTGTTTGATTATGTATATATTATACTTCGCAACTGCGTATTTGTCAATAGGTTTACTTCTAATTTGCGTATTTTGTTAAAGTTTTTTTACAACAATCTCGTAACCGAGAGCTGTTACCATCTTTGAGAAGCTATCGTATCTCATGCTCTTAGCGTTTCGGTTGAGAGACTGGCTGATGTTCTGTCTCGTAATCCCCATTCTGTCCGCTAAATCCTGCTGGGTCATTTTCTCTTCGTCCAGGATGCAGCGGATCGTCTCCTCTGCATTCGTCGCTTTAATCTCCATCTATTTTCTCCTTTTCTTCTGTCTGACTGTTACTCTTGCCTTCGCTACCAACGTACCGGTCTTTGTTCTTTCCGGATCAGTAAACCTTAACTGACTTCTGTTCATTTCCAGGTTCTCTGCATTGTCGATCAGTACCAGGTTTTCTATGTTGCAGTTGTCCTTGTCTCCATCGAGGAACGATACCATCTTGCCTGCCGGAATAGGTCCGTTGTGTTCTTCCCATACGGCTCTGTGAACAAATTCAAATCTCTCCCGCTGGGTTCCTTTCTCCTGCACCTTCCGGATCAGATAGCCGTCTGTCGTGTGCGTGTACTCGCCTACTTCCATGTAATTCTTGGGGATCTGCCCCTTTTTGAACATCGTCGCCTTGCACTTTTCGTACTGCTCATGTGACATAGGCTTTCCTTTATTCGGTGGTTCCTGGCCTGGCTGAAACCTGCAGTCAACTCCACTTACAATATCATGATTCTTCTTGTATGCTCTGCATTGGCTGGCAGAGAACTCTATTCCGAAATGAAGAGATACCATTTCTGCTATCTCTTCCGTCTTTCTTCCCTGTGCGACGCTTCGCACATATTCTTCCATCCCTTCCGGGTATTTGAAAGAACTCCCTTTCTTTGTTCCGGAAGGTGTTCCACTTTTGATGCCGTACCGGTTCTTTGCACCTTTTATCATCGATTCTGTGAATGTCATTCCATACTTCCTGTCGTACCCCTGCTGGTTGATGATTTCTGTCACTTCCTTGCTGGTCCGTCCCGGTACATTTTCACGCAGCCAGGTTACAACCTCTTCGGGCCAGCCTCTCATTTACGATTGCCCCCCCCCGCATGAACTTCAAGCATTTCCGGAACCGCCTTCTGTCTCTCGTACCCGTACTCGTCCATGTGCTTCATGGCTTTGTACTGCAGCTCTCCGTTTTTGATGATCTGCTCGCTGATGTCGCATATCGCATCCGTTCTCTTCAACTCGCTTTCCAGCTCTTCTCCTGTCAAATCATCGTCGCCCAGCTTTTCCAGCTGAGCAAACAAATGATTATTCAAATCTCCTAATGTATTCTTCATCTTGAACCTCCTTAATCACAACCGTGGCAATCATCACAGCTATGTCTCTGCCAGTTTCCATCCTCGTCTTTGTAAAGGCAAGCCGTCTCTCCCCAGCATTCCACGTATGTCTCATACGCATCGTTGCTGCAGTTGTCGTTGTAATCGCCGTATGTAACAGCTCCATTCAGATATTCTCTGTAGCCTGTATTGCATCCCATATCTTCATCTGCCCACCAATGCTGAATCTGAATATCCGGAAACATTTCTGACAGCTTTAACATGATCGGTTCCGGCATACTCCACGCTGTACTGAACTCTAATGTGTCCTCGTCTACCTGCTCATTATCGTATGAGTTCCACTTGGTTCCCCAGTTTTCACATTTCCAATCGTACCAGGTTGTGTGTCCGTAAAGAATCTTGTTGCTGATGTACTGCAATCCGATCTTTTCCAACTCTTCGTCCGTCTTTCCGTGCTTTCTTTTTTCGTATTCTTCATCTGACATCAACCCGTAATTCTTGCACAGGAAACCATATCTTCTTTTGCCGATTTTTCTCAGTACGGCTTCGATTGCGACATCCTCCGTAGAACCGCTCTCTAAATTCAAGCTCTCCGGCATAGGAATCAGCTTGTTAAAATCAAAGAATGTGTACGGCTCCTTTGTGTACTCGTCTGTTGCTGTCGTGAAAATCGGCAGCTTTGCGATCCCTGTCATTTTCACTTTGTTTCTTACATGATTTGGCATAGTCTTTATCCTCCTAAACTTAATTCCAGTCGCCTGCTATCTCAACGACCGTTCTTTTCAAAATCTTAAACTTCTCCGGATCAATCCAGTTTGGAATCTCTCCGTTTTTTACTCTTTCCTGGTACCGGTTCAAACACAACTGCTTTACTGGTACCGGCCTGCCGATCTGAACAAACATACCTCTCTGCTTGTCCCAGGCAAATGCTCCGTACTCAACATTCTCGACTGCAGCTTTCATAACCTCTATTGCCGCATCCAATGCTTCCAGTTCCATAGGACCAGGCGGCATCTCTTCAATGTTCCGGATATTATGCTGGTATGTTTCCAGTACCGCCGCATTTTCTCTTAACGTCACTCTTCCTTGTCCTCCTCTTCTGCCGGATGCCAATGGTACTCGCAATCCGGGTTCTCGCATCTACCATTCCACATCACACTTCCGCATTCCGGGCAGGTTGTAGTTTCGTATGGTCCGCCTCCTAACATCTGTCTGCCTCCTTCCTACAAATACGAACATCCATATCTTTTCCGGAAGGTTTCTCTGCCTCCCTTATGGATAATCTGTTTTACTTCGCCTTCCTCCCTGCCTTCGTCAATAATCCTTGCAAATTCATCTGCCTTCTGCAGGGCGTATTCTTTTTCCCAGGCCAGCTGTCCGATTATCTTTGACATCCTCTCTGCCATCGGGTTTCCGTGTATTCTGCGGAGGATGTCTCCCATGTTGTGACAATCATTGCATACCGGCACTTTTAATCCATCCTTTTCGCTCAGTTCTCTGCCAGCAGTACCGAACACCAAATGATGCTCGGCCTCTGATGGTCTGCCACAGATAAAGCAAATCTCCGGATAATCTGTAACAATCCCTTTGCTCATTGCTCTAACCTACTTTCTGTTTCCCAGTCCTACAAATACCAGGAATGCCAATACCGCAAGTGCTGCCATATTCTCGCCTCCTAACCGAAAATCACATCACCAAATAACGCATACTGGATAATCGCATCGCATACGATTGCGTCCGCATTGCAGGTATCGAACCGGATCTTTCCGTCGATCTGTTCCAGGCAGTTGCAGCCGACCGGTGTTATCGCCCACAGCTCAACTCCCTTTTTGAATTTCTCTAAGTCCAGCTCGTAATACTCTGTATTGTCTTTGTCGAACGGCTCCGGCAGATGCAGTCTCAGCTTACCGCCTCTTGCAATCTGTTTGCTTCCGTACTCTCCGAGGTAGTCGCCCATCACTTTTGCCTCGTCGCACCAGTAATTTATTCCTCCTTCCAATGCTCCACACATAATGTCGTCAATATCTTCCTGGGTAAGCACAATTTCCAATGCTACCTTCACAACTTCCAGCTTCTCATTTTTCTTATTTGCCATTTGCCTCATTCTCCTTCTCTCTGAGCCTTTTATTTATCTCAGCCTGTGTTTCATCATCAAATAACTTAAAATTGACTCCTGCGCCTATAAACTGATTTAAGATATAATCCTGCACCGCCTTGACTGTCGCCCAGTCCGGCTCGTCGTCCTGTGTTCTGATACCGAACTGAACCATGTAGTCCTCGATCACGTGCCACAGCTCATATTCCAGCTCGTCCATACATCCGAGTGCCGATACGTCCACGACCGCCGGTGCTGTTATTTTCTTGCCATCTGCCATTTCCAAGTCTACCGTGTCAATCTCTTCTCCGAACTCACCGCCTCTTTCCTGGTGTTCTAGGACGTCGTCGATAAAATCGTAATTACTGTCGATCACCGCCTCCGTTCCATCCTCGTACAATTTGTAATATCCGGCCAGCTTGCCCTTCTTGTGAAGCTCCTTGACTTCCTTCCATGTCAATTTTCTCATTCCGGCCCATGTGTAAGCCATCAATCATCACCTCCCTTATAATCTGCCCCGCAGTACGGACACTTTGTTACTCCGTAGCAGTTAAGCATCTTCCCGCATTCTTTGCAGGTATCTAACTCCCCATTTCTCTGCCAATCTTCCAACAGGCTACTTACGTGCTGCCAGTCCAATGCCTCAAAAACTTCCTCTGCCAAATCGTCCTGCTGGTTGCACTCCTGCAGGATGCTGTTTCTCGTGTACACCGTATCGGATAATTCCGGGATGTAGCACGGATCATCCGGTCTGTGGTAAAACGCATCTTCGTCTTTGAAGATATGTCCCTGTCCGTAGAACTCACGGACGATCTTCTCACCTTCTCCATTTTCATCCGGCGGCGTGTAGCTGCCAACCAGTACCGGGATGTTTACTTTCTGCAAGGCCTGCGACAGTTCCAATATCATACCGTCAATGGCTTCTGCATCCTTTACAAGCTCCCTTGTGGAAGGAACTCCACTCGTTCCGCTTCTCTTGGCTTCTATCCACATTTCGATATGCTCGTCGATGTCGAAATCTTCGTAGCAGGATTCCAAGTTGTCTTTGAAACTATCTGCCTGGTTCTCTTCATCGAAATCAATCGTCATAGAGAAATCTTCGCCTGCAGGTGACGACTGCGCGATTTCAACATAGGTTCTTCTGCTGTCCGACTCAATGTAGGTTTCCCAGTTCCACCCCATTTCTTCTGCCTTGTCGAGAAGCATTTTCAAGCCTCTCGATATGTCCTTGTATTCTTCCATATCCTCATTCCTCCGCATCTGCGTAGTACGCATCAAATGCAATACCGGCATTTACCAGCTTATCTTCTAGGTAATTGCCATAGCACCAGCCGTCTCCATCTTCCCAAAAACTGTCCCAGGCTTTGCTCAGTACCTCGTGTGCCTTTTCCTCGTCCTCTTTGCTTACCACAAACACGCAGTCCATCCATTCATTCATGCTTGACTGTACTCTGATTACTGAGTCTTTCAAAATTTCTACCATTACGACCTCCTAAAACGAGAAGCCGCTTATGCGGCTACCTCGACTACACCTGTTTTTCTGTTATATCTGTAAACCGAATATCCTAATATTTCCTGTTCTGAAACTTCTGTATCGTTCACTTCTCTAACCATCTGTTTCAAGTCTATGGCATTCATAGATGATGCTGGTACTGCAAGCACCTCATGTATGCTTGACGGCATAATCAACAGATCATCATTCAGTTTTTCAGACAGCTGCGCTAACTGCTCGTTGTAGAGGATAATGCTTGCTCCGTTTATCTTTCTCTTGTTTGAAAGAACGAACATCCCTGGCCCTCCTTCGCACATTTCTTCTACTGTGCTTTCGTCAATGTGCATCATTTCCGCCATTACCTCGTACATGCTCTGCACTGTGAACCCGACCTTGCTGGTGTTTATCATTGCCGCCTCATCTAGTTCTTCTACGCTAATCTGTGCATTCAATCTCTGCTCCGTACTCAGAATATAACTTGCTGTACCAGTCTCGTCCTCGGATACAACTACTCTGTAAAGTGCCGCCAGGTCTGCAATTCGTCTTGCTGGTACTGTTTCCAGTCTCTCGGCATTTCTTTCAGCATTCACCAACTGATACTCTACATGCTGCAGGATGAAGTCTCTTCCCGAAATATCTTTGATGTCTACGTCTGTTCCCGGCTTTCTGCTTTTGTTCTCTTCGTATACTCCCAATACGTGCTTTGCTGCTTCATGGACTGTAATCTTGTCCGCTTCGAGTAGTTCCAATTCTCTCTGAATGTAGATTGTCGGTACGACGTTCTCGCCTGCCTTTCTGATATTAACTGCATCCAGCTCCACTCCGTTGTTCTTCTTGACTACTGTTGACTTTACCTCGTAGCCTTCACCTGCGATGCCCTTTACTGCTTCTACTAATCTTTCAACCATTGCTTCCTTCATTTCTTTGTCCTCCTAAATTCTTAAATGTAATAGCAACTAAAATTCCAATGATGCCCGAACTCATAATACAAACCGTATCTCTCAAATATCTTGTCAAATTCTCTTCTGACCGAAGGAAGAATACCGTAGTACAGCATCTCGCATACCGGACCTTCAAAGCTCATGCTGAGAATGTGGTCCGGATTCACGTACTCGAAATACGTTCTTGGGTCCTGGTTCTCTTCCTCGATCAGATGCTCTCTGTCGTTGTAGTAATACTTTCCGGTTACCGGATCATGCTGTGTGAACCGCTTTCCGTTGAAATAGATGTCTACATCCTGCCATAACCCATGCTCCAGCAGAAACTCTCTGATTTCCTTTGCCAGGTTCCCAATCTGCTCTGCCGTCAGCTTTGCCGTTGAACTCATGCAACCTCCTCCTTTCTTACTCTCTTCTTAACAAGTCTTGCTGGGTACTGAGGCTGATTCTCTCTGTACTCTTTCAGTCTCGCCCTTGCCTCTTCTCTTGTGAACTCTGTCAATGTGTACTCCCAGCCGTACCCGTAATTCAGCTGCAACTCCCAGGTGTCGATTGTCTTTCTCTCGTATGCCACCCTACGCAACCTCCTCTTTCTTCGGCTTTCTGCCACGTCTCTTCGGCTTTTCGACCGGCTTTTCTTCCTTGACCTCTTCTGTAGGTTCCTCGGCCACCTGCTCCTCAACCTTCTCTTCGGCCGCCGGTTCTTCCTTGACTACCGGCTCTGCAGGAAGCACAACATCCAGCTTGTATCTCTTTGTAATGCTCTGAATCATCGTCGCTACCTCTGTGCTTACTTCCTGGATTTCGTCCTCGGTAAGTCCTTCTGTCAAGCTCTCTGTCTCGGTCCAATATCCTGCATTATCCAGGAAATGATTTAATACCTTCTTTGCTCTATCATGTTTTACGTCCCACTTCATATCGTTTACCTCTCTTCCTTTTCTCCGGCGATCAATGCCAGTACCACTACTCCATTTATCAAAATTGCTACCAAATTCTTCGCTCTCATACCGTCGTATATGCCGACCATAAAGTTGATGAACAATACCGACTGCAGGAACTGTCTTAATTTCTTCATTGCCAAATCAGCCTCCTTTATGATAGACTTAACAGTTGAGAGGCGGTGTTGCTGCCTCCCGACCGTTAAGGGAACTACTTAATCAATCAAACCTAACCATTTCAGAATTGCCGTAATCACTGACACAATCATGATTACTATGGTGGAGATTATGCTGGCCTGCTTTTCTCTCTTCTGTAATTTAAGGTTTTCGATTTCAAGTAGTTCCTTTTCCTTTGTGGAAAAGTCTTTCTTCTTACCTTTCTTACCCAACTGGTAATTCCTCCTTCCTTCGGATTTAATCAAATTGTTTTGTTTGATTATGTATATATTATAACTCGCAAATGCGTGTTTGTCAATAGTTTAACTTCGCAAATATCAAATAATTACATTTATTTTCTCGCAACTTCAAATCATATTTTACTGTTGGCTTATTTACGGTGTTCTATCAGTCATTATCTTATTGACCTAACCATTAACCCAGCAAACCGCATAAAACCGCACTCTTTTGTAAGATTTCTTACATAATTTCTTGTAGATTTCTTTACCAGAGAATAGAGATTAGAGAATAGATATTAGATATAAATAAATAATGGTCAAACTGGAGCATGACCGTATAACTCGCTATTGCGTATTTTATCCACAAATGCGTGTGGATAATGTGTATAAGTAGGGATATGATAGCTGAACAGCTACCCTAAGAAACATATAGGTCTGAAACCTCGTACACGCTTCAATACCGTATTATTGCTTTTAGGCATAGGATAGGTACTAAAAACGTCTATCGCTTGCCAGGCACATTTCGTCAAAACGCCCGGTTAAATTTTGGTTATTTTGTATATTGATTTTACCTGCTGATTTGTTCCGCATTTTTGCAATAAAAAAGAGGCTCCAGCCTTTACGACCAGAGCCATCTCCTTATTCCTCGGAATTGATAAATTCTTTGCAGTCCAGTTTCCGGTATGCCTTTTCAAAGGTTTCCTTCGGACTCCAAGAAACATATCCATCCGGATATTTTACCCGGTACCCAGGTTCGCCGTTTTTCTCTTCCGGCTCAGCCTTTACAATTTTTACACCGATGTAATTTTCCATTATGCCATCCTCCTGTATTACTTGCAAAGTCTGTTTACTGCAGCCTGTACCTGCGAGTAACTATACCCTGCAGCCTCTAATCTCTTCTTTCGCTCACCTCCGTTACCCCATTTTCCCTGGATAACTTCCTTTGCAGTTTCTTCGACGGACTTCTTAGAACTTGCCTGCGTCTGTGCTGCCTGTGAACTTGCAACAGTTCCTTTGACTGTGCAATATGAAGGATTTTCTAACCAAATCCAGCCAACTCCGGATTTTAATTTACCCCAGCCGTTTTTGACCTCTGTTATTGTGAAAGTACCTTTTCCTGTCTGGCCTTTTACTGTTCCACTCATGGACGGTTGAGAACGATAGTTGAGGTCTGATACAAGCACTTTCACCGAAAATGGAGTAGTCGGAAAACTTGTTGTGGAATTGCTGACATTTGAGCTTGCCTGTCCGGTACCAGAAATTCCTAATCTCTTATTTACCTCCGAAGCGATCTGTCCGTGTCTGCTGTATAAGTATTCTCCCGGACACGACTTATTTGCAAACCATCTATGGACTGTCATATTCTGCTTGTTTACCTGTCCGATAAGGTTCTTGTCCCCCTCCCACTTCAATTCCTTAATGTTATTTCTTTTGCAAATATCAGTAATTAAGTTAATAAGCGACGCATACACTTTGCTGTTTACCGCATACGGCTCTGTCTTGTCACTTGCACATTCGATAGTTACCGCTCTGTTGTCATTGCTTGAAGAGGACGTACACCACGAACGATCTCCTTCATCGACGATAAGACCAATTCTGCCATCTGTACCAATCACATAGTTACATGAACATTTTGCGTTAGGATTGCTGAACCAACTACCTGCATCTTCTACCGATACCTGTCCTACATAACAGTGAATCGTAATTGTGTCGATTGCATGATTTCTCGGACTGTTTTTGTGTGGCGAGATTTTTTTATAACTTACTAATGAACTGTTACTCATTTTCTTTTCCTCCTTGTCATACTTTGTGAGATTGTATTTCTTAATAACCGCCATAAGGTTATCTACATAATCAAGTGACGTAGCGTAGCCGTCTGCCTTGATGTTGCGAAGATATATTTCCGGATCTGTTACACCTTTTAGGTTGGAATAATTAGCAATGTTAATAAAATCAAAATAGCCAATTACTCCATTTTCCATATTGTTGAACTTGCACCACTGCATAGTGGAACTTGTGTAACTTCCGTCTTTGTTCTGCTCGCTGCCTACTTTGGTATAGATACCGCTGCAGGTCTTGCACCTCCCGCTTCGGTATTTCAGCCCGAAATAATTGTGTGCATTCACTGCAAGCTCAGAAGTGCCGCTCGCACTCTCCAAAATTGCCTGCGCAATAATCGGAGAATAGACAGCGATTTTGTAGGAGCTGGCATATTTCATAACATACTTCGCTATCTGCTCAATAAAGTTACTCATACCGATTCCTCCTTACTGTCCGGATTCCGGTACCTCAATTCCAGTCTTAACCGCTTCAATCGAGATGCCGGCATTTTCCGCAATTTTCATTTCCTTAACCGCAGCTTCAATCAAGACATCCAACTGCTCATCGGAGAGTGCAATATTCTTTGCGGTAAGAATCTCTCTCAAAAACTCTGTTACGATTGCCTTTTTATCCTCACCGTTTTCAGTCCAGTGGACCTGCTGTGCCATTTCCACCGCACACTTAGTCCACTTTTCAATCTGTGCCAGCTTGTCCGCACCGATTTTCTCCTTGATCCACGGTACCAGGTATCTTGCAACCACAAGAGCTGCCACCATTACAACCAACTTGATAACTTCAAAAATGATTTCATTCATTGCCTAATTCCTCGCTTTCGTTTTGTCTTTCTGATTTCTCAGCATCTTTTTCTTCCTGCTCCCACTTATGTTCCCTGTGTCTGTCCTTGTTGGTTCTGATCCATCCACAGATTCCGCACTCGCCTATTGTGGCTGTAATAACCGCACAAGCATATGTTTCCGGAATGCTTGCGTACTCACGGTAGATTGCAAGCATCTGCCAGTTAAACCATACAAAAAAGGCACCGACCAGAATCAATATCAGATTCAGCGTGCCTATTTTTCCAACAATTTCTTTCAATTTCCTTAGTGGGTGGAAACCTTTCTTTTTCCAATTTCCCATGTTACACCTGCTTTCTTATACCAGGAATGAATTTTCCCGTCTGCATTTTTCAAATGTTCGCCTCGTGTTCTCGATAGCCGATACCGCTTTGCTGTTCTTGTAGTTCGGATGGCTGCTGCAATATCGCTCGTAGTTGTCAATATCCTCCATGATCTGATTGAAGTGTTCCTCGGTATGCTTTACTTTGTGTCGGATTTCATCATCAAATCTGAGAATACGATACCTGCAGTTTGTGGCTTCGCTTTCGTTCAGCTTATCCATAACCTCGGTATTCAGCGCTTTTCCGATTATCTTTGCAATTTTGGACCACGGATTTATCTTGATTGGTGTCAACTGGATAATTGTCATCAGGATCAACAATACACCGCCGCCTCTTGTGATAATCTCATTCAGACTCATGCTACCTCCTTTGCACAACAGAGGATGCTATGCTTCGGAACTCTGCCGGTACACAATTCACATCCAGGTTGTATTCTTCCAGATGCAGACGTTTGGCCGCCCTTTCCAATCTACTGTAATCGTAGATTTCTTTGTAAGCTATCCTATTCTGCATCTGCGCTTTCCTCGCTTTCTCCGATTGTTGCAAGTTCAGCCTCTAACTCATTGATTTTATCTCTGAGTGACTGTCTTTCCTGCTTTGTTTCCTCGTAGTCCTTCTCTGTAATCTGTCCCTCGGCATACTTCAAAGCCTTGTAATCGGTACTTGCGAGAATCTGCTTCAAGCCTGTGATTTCAGACTCGATTTCCATTCTCTTTTCGTTCATCCTGCACACCTCCTTCCTTCCAGTAATCTATGAATAACGAATCAAACAACTTGTCCATTGAATGAACCGTTTTTCTGGCATTTCTTTTCTTCATGCTGCCTTTCCATGAGGGTAAAGCAGATAAATCCTTTGCGGATGTCTTTGTGATATACTAAATTCCTATGAATGGCTGAAACATTTGTCAGCCGTCTCAACATAAACCTCTGGACGCTTGCTTTATATTTAACTCGTTTTGCTGCTTCTTTGGCGGCCCTCGACAAAGCGTTCCTGCTGATAACCTGGTAATAATCTCCATGCTCTTCTAAAACCTTCTTCCGCTTAAAGTCACGCTTGGCTTTCCTGCGTTTATATCTTGCCTCGTGTCTTTCTTCACTCGTCATAACTTCGTCCACTGCTTTCAGTTGCAAAAATGGTACCCGGTACGGTGGCCCTGTATAAGCAGCCTTTCTGGTAGAACTAACCGCATAGGACAACGGGCATGAAATACAGGCTCTCTACCAATCCTGTGCCATGCAAGCAGCGTCCGCCTGGTTACATCCGGATACGTAGTCCCGGATTGCCGTTGCGTAATCTACTGCCGGTTTCCCATTGAAATATCTCCATTTCTTCGGAACGTATTTCTCATTCATCACATAAATTGTGACCTTGTTCTACCGCCATGTATTCTCCCTTTCAAAGAATATGGGGACCACAAGGGTCCCCGATTTATTGGGTTTTGTGATTGGCTGCTTACGCAGTAATACGGAAGCAGACCGGCACGTAGAGCGAGTTGTTCGCGTTGTTGCTGTAGGAGTTCCCGGTGTTGCCCACATACACCACGTAAATGGAGGAGCCGCCACCGGCTGACGCAAGCCACCAGCCAGTACGACCGCCCCCAGGGCCGGCGCCCTTGATTCGGTTCACGTAGCTGTTGGCGAAAATAGGGTACTGCATAGCCTGTCCTGCGGACCATCCAGGAGTTCCCCATACAACAGAGCCAAATACCTCATACTCTGTAGGCACCCAAAGAGGTCCCATATCCTGCCATCCCCAAGTTGTTGAATCCGTCAATACTCCGGATGCCGAATATCTCTGTTCAAGTATCATTCTCTTATGAGCAATCTGCTTCTTAACCTTATCCGGAAGATAACCATACAGTGTTTCTGTCAGATACTTATACAAATTGCTTGCCATATACGGATATGGAGATTCTGCGTTACCGTTGTTCTTGTTCCCCAAATGCCACTTAACTGTCTCGCTAAAGCAGTCCTTGCTGATGAAATCGATATGATGTCCTAACTGCTGATCTGTTGTCTTGTAGTAGCAGTCAATTCCGGCCACCTGCATATTAACTGTCTCATTGTTCATCGTTACAGGGATATAATCACCGATATAAATTCCGGTATAGTTGCCTGCTTTGATTCTTGCTCTGATCCACGCCCATTCATCGTCGTAGTTCTTAATCTCTTCCGCAAATACGGTTGCCAGGTTTCTGCCCTTGTAGATTTTGTTCTCTGCGTCTGAGTTATACACAATCAACGAATGGTTTACCAATGTATTCTGCAAGAGCTGCTTTGTTGGCACGTTCAGATTGTCAGCGTGTGCCGGATCCGTTGTCTCCGGAATCTGAATTGTACTGGCAAAGTTCGGACTTTTGTTTGTGTAATCCTTCATAGTGTCTCCTTTCTGCTAAACCAGCTTAGAAAATATCATCAAGTACATATGTCTGCTCTACATCGTCGTCTTTGCCTTTTTTGGTAAAGGTCTTGATACAGACAATATCGCCGGCCGCATCATATAGACCGATTTCGCTGATTTCTTCTCCGGCAAGTTCAGATTCCGACAGGGTACATTCATACCTGCAGGTTGTGTCAGACGGAAAAGTATATCCATCAATGACCTTGCGGAAAAGCTCATTGCTGAGTTTAGACTGATTTTCAGACGGCGGAATAACTGTGCCGCCCGCATCGACTCCGCCGTTACCAAATGCCATCCCTACGATTTTAGGAAGTGCAATAGCTCCGGCTCTTGCCTTAACCAGCTTTTCTCTGGCTTTCTTTGTGATTACCACATTTTTATTCTTCTCTGCGCTCATTCAACTGTCTCCTTTCTATAAATTGAATTAAGGTTTCTCGAACCATTAAGCGTCAGCTCTCCGTCGAAAAACCAGTAATCCCTTGTCTTGGTTACAACCGCTGTTTCAAGCTGTTCCTGCTCTGAATTATCCAGGCTTAACAATGTGCTGATTGCGGCTTTCATTCTTCCCCTGCTATTGTTTAGAATGTTCTGCCCGTTCAGCAGAACTTCTCCATCAAGGTACAGGGTTCTCCAGAAGTCAACAAAAAGCAGGCTTTTAACACCTGCTTCTGCTGCTGTTTCTGTCTGCAAATTGTAATTCATGGCTACGGATGTCCTTACCTGCTCGTCGATTTCTGCACCGTGCAGATAATTTTTCATTGCAATCTGCAGGTCGTAATTTCTGTATTCCCACAACCTCTGTGAGCCATCTAATAGCCATGTTCCATCATACATCCGGATATTCCAAAAGCTGATAGCAAATCGGTTTGATACCTTGCTTACGTCAGACGATTCTTCGGTGTATGCTTTTGTCTTGAACAGTTCTCTTACCAGTTCAACCGCCATCTGGTTAGGAATATCTCCCATTAGGTACTTGAATTCAAGCACGAGATTGTATCTCCTGTGTGCGTCCAAATTTATACTTCCGTCCAGGTTCCACTCTCCATTGAACACATAACAATCCCAAAACAATAGCTGCGCCTTGAATATGACTTTTCTTAAAATCATCTTTTCAAGGTTGCTGCTGTCTACCACTATTTCCGTCCTGTCGTTGACCGTATAAGTGGTGTGCGACTGCTTTAGCTTATCCAATGCCTCGTGTGCTTTTTTAGAGTCCAGCGTTCCTTCGCCCATAAAATAGGCTTTGAAAACATTCGGGTGTAGAGCTACAAAACCATAATCTCCCGGATCGTTTATATCTGCGATTCTGACATCAAATCCGGTAATATCTTTCAGCGTTTTCTCCATCCTGTACGGAGTTATTGGTGCTCTGTTATCCCTTTTCTGATAAACCAGCCTGCGCCTTTCCTCGTATGACAGATTTTTTCTAACCGGCAGTCCCCACTTGATTTCGTGGTACATCAGTCCCCATGTGGCTGTTTCTGGGAAAAACTGATACGGCAACTCTTCCGCTATTTTGAGTGCCGCATCATATTCCAAACCCATGACCTGGTACAGCCATTTTCCTACATAGGATTTATCATAAAATCCCTCCGTAACATAGCTGAGCATTTTTTTAGCACTCTCGCTGGTTGGGAAGTTTTCTATATCGAATTTCTCCATAACCCCGCCTCCTAACTAAAATCAAGAGTGCCTGTTTCCGGGTACTCTTCTTTGCTCAATCTGATGTTCTTCATCTCTCCGTTCATCAAGAACGTATCGAAATCTTCAACTCCGGCAATTCCGCTGTTATCTGATCCCTCTATTCCTGTAATGAGTGGTCTGACATCGTTGTACCTCAGTACATTCTCTGTCTTTGCCTTTGCATATACTGCCTTTATTGCCTCTGCAAAATCATTCTTGATCTTCTGTATATCCGTTGTTTCATCATATACCAAACCGGTTATTGTGAAATTAACCTTTACCGTTGTTGCTGGGCCACATATCAGTTTTGCACAGGCTGTAGGTAATAACCTTTTGCTTCTGTCATTCTCTGATACAATGTAATTATATACATCCTGTACCAGCTTTTCGTTGGCTGGTTGTCCGTTTCCGTCAATCAGCACCAGTTTTACTGTTCCTGGTCCTTCTGCCGCAGAAACCACAATACAATCTCCGGCTCCTGCCTGCTTCGCCCATCTGACATAATCAGCGTCATTTCCAAGATAGGTCATGCTATTGTCATACTCTGCAGCAATTCTGTCCCAGTAATCATCGTTACTTTCTCTTTCGGTTCCTCCGGTTATGCGTTCCGGATTGTTTATTTCCGTTACTGCCTTATTCGGTTTTGCCATCAAAGTGATTGTATTTGCACCTACATTTGATTCTGTTCCGCTTTCAACAGCTTCTACATCGATTATGACGTAACCATCTTCTCCTATAACCGCATCTTCCAGAGAACTATACTCAATTGATGGTCCTGTGTCCGTTGCCGGAGTGCAAAAAATGGTACCGGTTGCTATCTCTGTACCTACAGTACCACTTACTTTTACATTTCCGTATGCTTTTTCCGGCTGGTGCCTCTCGATATGCACCTGCTGTCCGTGGAGGTCCAGCCATTCATCCCACGCGTACTGAGGAAAAGCAATCATCAATGCCCTTACAAGGTGGTAGTTGATAAACTCGTCCTTTTCCTCTGCCGCTGGCATTGTGAAATCGTATGGAAAACCTCCCGGCATATCGTCTATATCCGAAGGAAGATTGTTCATCATTCTTTCGTGAATTTCCTCTGCAGAATTATTCTCCATAAAGTCCGGTTTAATAAATTCCGGTTGTGCCATCCTTACCACCTCCTTAAATTGTGATTGTGATTATTTCATCCCAGCCGGTCCCTTTAACTTTGAACTGGCAGGTCATGTTGTCGCCATCCAATGAAAAAGAAAAATCCCGGACATATTCCGTCCTGGGATTTACCATGAGTGCGTCTGTAATTGTCCTCTGCACCATAGACTCAACTGTTTTTTCATCGTCGTTGTCTAAGGCACGTTCCATTTCTGTGCCGATTACATCCGGATATGCGAGGCACTGATACCTCTCGGTCTGTGCAATTTTGAAACACCATATTGCAAATGCTTCTCTGCCATCACACTCTACCATGCGGTTTGAACCGTCTCTTACAAAATCTCCTAATTCCGGATCCCATCGGACACTCCGTTTATACTGCGTGTCATAATCAGCGTTCTCGGAAATAAAATCCGGTACCTCTACCACCGGGAATAGTGGTTCTGACATCTTTCTCGCCTCCTTTATGAACTCGTAATTACATCAATAACAACAGCTTCATTCTGAACCCAAGCCACAAGCACTCTGTCCCCGGCTTGTACCATCGGAGGTTTTACCGTGTGTTTATGGCTGCCCGTGTTGTGTATCGATGTTTGGTTTTCGTGTCCTGCGTGGCCACCTTCTGATATTGTGAAACTAAGTCCTCCTACGTGTCTGCACACAGAATAATCTCCTTTTGGAATTGGTACCGGGAATGTATTTGTCACAAGACTTCCGTTACCCTGTATTTCTCCAAAATCGAGAACCAGCGGAGAGTTTCTTTCTTTTTTCATTCTCTGGCTAAGGACTGTTGCCAGCTTGCTTGTGCCTGGATGTCCGTCAAATCCTTCCACCTATACCACCTCCTTAATCAAATGTTCCGTCGTCAACCCATCCATAGACATTACTTACGTTATCCGTATGGATAAGCTGCCACGGATGTGCTTTTCCGGAACCATTCTTAATCGTAATTTTCGCTTTTCCTGCTCTGGCATTATAGCCTTTTGAACCTGGGTAACTGCTCACATAATGAGTGCCTCCGTGGAAATTTACAATATCTCCGACATTGTAATCTTTCTTTTTGGACTCTGTACTTCCACTCTTTTCCTCTTCCGGTTCTGCAAGTTCCAGCTCCATTGTCATGCTGAAAACATCCGCATTGTGCTGGATGCTCTTCACGTAGTAGTAATCCGATATTGAACTGCTCATGATGTAAACCAAGTCGCCTTTTCTGACAAAAGGAACATCCGGACTCTGTACTGTCATTTCTTTTTCGATTTTTCCCTCGTCGTCCAAAATTTCCTGTGCTGCAGATTTTGCGTCACTCAAAGTTTCATCTTTTCCTCTTGTGTAAATCCTCTGTCGGATTCCATATTTTGTCTTTCCGTTCAATGTCGCATCTACACTTCTTTTTCCATCATCGTCTGCCTGTCCTACCACTTTAACCCTTGTGATAAGGTTTTCCGTGCTTATGGACTGGCTAAATGACTGCGAATTGTCAACTCTGAATACATACACAGTCTTGTTTCTGCCTCTTGGGATAACGCTCGTATATCCTTTCGATGCCCTTATGATACATTTTTCTTCGCCTTTTTTTACTGCATCATCCAGAAGCTCCAGAGCAATGTCTGACAGGTACTTATTGTTGCATACTGTCTTTCCGTGGGACGCATTTGGTCCCTTGTATTCGCCCTGTGGTATCTCCCAGTCATCAAAAATTCCTTGCAAAGCTGACTTTGTTCCTGTTCCGGACGGAAAATATCTGTTGTCCTGGCTTTTCTGCAGCCTATACAGTTCATCGTAACAGGTACATTTCAAACTATTTCCGCTGTTCTTTTCAATCGGATTCCATTTTTCAACATACCCTCTGGCAACTTCCTCGTCGAGTGATCCGCCATCCGATGCAAAAATACCTACCAAACACCCAGGTTTAATGATGCTTGACAGGTATCCTTTGGAAGTCTTGTCGTTTTTCGCCGTGAATGAGGAACGAACCGAAATCTCGTTTTCGTTCTCTTCCCAACCTAAATTTTGCACAAAATCTTTGATATTGTACTGGTTTCCCTTTTCATCCATCACGACTACTCGGTATCTGATTTTTGCTAAATCAATCATGGCAACCTCCTATCCCGGTATCGTAAGAACCGTTCCTGGCCATATCCAGTGTCCGTGATCTGAACTGCTTTTTCCGTGAGACTTTGCTGCTGCCTCTATTGTACTCGCATTTGCGTCATATATAGAGGTCCATTTTGTCCCACTTCCCAGCTTCTTTGTGGCTATTCCCCAAAGCGTATCTCCGCTTACCACTGTATAAGAACCTCCGCTTAAAGAACTGCTGCTGTCATTTCTTGGTTTCGTCTTTCTAACGAACGATGCAATTTTCAGCTCATTTGTCGTGTAGATTTTCAGCGGCTTTTTCTGTACGAAGGTTATTGAATATTCAATATTTCCATACGCACCTGTAGGTCTTGGTTGGAATGAAGAAATCGTAACATCCACATTAATCCATGTTCCTGTCACGATCAAATTAAGCACTGTTTCATTCTGCATAAAGTTATACAGAATCTTTACACATTCATCCGGTTCCTGCCAGGAATTTTTCTTTACAATCGGCTCAAATCTCTTCGATTTTCCAAAAAATACACCATCCCAGCTAAACTCTGCCACATCAGTCCCCTTAGGTACCTTTACGGTACCCTGGGAAATGATGTCGAAACTCTGATACTTTGCTCCGTATTTGCCTTGTATCTTTTCGGGTAATGCCGGAAACGTAAACTTTGAACCGTTCCCGACAGGAATTAGCTTTATATCCATAGCCTACGCCTCCTTTAATGGCATATTAGAAAATGCCTCTTCAAGCTTTCCGGCAATTTCACCGCCTAACTCGTCAGCCATTTCCTTCATGTGCCGTCTGATTACTTGCATAATATCCTCTTCGCTCTGCTCTTTGCCTCCTTGAATAACAAATTCCGGTGCTACACTTACCTGCACCTGTACCGGTGTTACACCGCTTGCTGATTGCGTGCTTGCTGGAACAGTTTCATATACTGGTGTGGTTTCACCGCTATAATTACCCTCTGTGGTTTCGTTATAGCCTGTGGATGCGTTACTATTTGCTTCTGTGAATAAATTATAATCACTTGCGGTATCACTCAATTTTGAGCCTTCTACATAACCGCCCGCTGCATGAGCAGATACACCTAATGCAATTCCAGCCTGCTTATACAAATCCAGTGCCCTTGCCCTTCTGCTCGGATTGGTAGGAATTACATACTCTCCATACCCTTCCTCTGCAAGCCATGACAATTCTGGGTTTCCTACATAGCCTCCGGCTGCATGACCGCTTGCCTTTGTGTTGTAAGTAGGCAGCGTAAGTAAGCTCGTCACGTTGTAATCCGGGGTTACATTTACTGTCGGACTTATCGAGAACGGACTTGACGTTGCGGCGTCAAGAGATAACTGCAAGCTACTTCTTAGCATAGGCGACGCATTTAACAGACTGGTTGAAGCTCCTGTATTCAACGATACACCAAACGCTGTACCGGCTGTCTGCCATTCAGTTACCAACTGAGAGTAATACTCATTGGATATTGGACCATATTGTGCCATAACAGGCGAGAAATCAAAATCTCCGGTCTGTTGTGTCATGTACTGTTCCATAAATGAACTGAGCGTTTCTTCGCTGTTGGCATTTTCCAAAGCATTATGTAATGCTTCTGAGTATGAAGTCTTAACTTGTTCAAAATACTCGCCGTAATAATCAGACATCGGTTTTGCCGCGTCCTCCGCGGATAATCCAAAAGATGGTCCTTCTGTCGGTCCTGTGATTGACTCCATTAACTCCGTCCAGTCGTTTGATGTCATGATATCCCAGTCGATAGCTGCCTTAATTTCTTCCGCAGTAGGTATCTGATCCTTGTAATTCTGGATGATTGTCTCCTTTGTTCCTTCCGGTACCGCAAGTGCCGTCTGGATCAGTTCGGATGCAATCGTTGTTTGCTCTGCCGGGTCAAGATTCAGCTTATCAAGTCCCATCCAGCTAATCACATCCGCCGTATTCCATGTTGAAACATCTGGATGTGAAAGCAACGCATTGTTTAATGCCTGTGTGAGCTTTTCCGTTGTAGAACCCTCTATATCCGGCATAATATTTGACAATTCGGAATCCCAAGCTGTCGCAATGCTTTCCAGATTGAAACTGCTTACTCTCACATTCAGTTCGTTAATCTGTGCGTAATATCCGTCTGTCGCCTCTTTTACCGCAGCATCGTATTCTTCCTGCGTAATAGCTCCGTCTGACAGTTGCAGGTTCAAGTTGGTAAGTGTCAGTGTCAAGGCGCTATCGTACTGTTCAGATGCCTCTGCTACGTTTGCCTGCAATTCTTCCTGCAGAGCATTAAAGCTGTCAGCATCCAAGGCCGCACCGTTGTACTTAATCTGCAATGCCTGCATCTGTGCATCCGTCTTCGCATTTGCCAGCTTTCCGGTAATTTCTGAAATCTGATTCTGGAGGCTTTCAAGTTCTGCCTCTTCATCAAGAGTAATGACGCTATCTTCAAGCGCAATATTCATCGAATCCGTAAGCTGGCTGCTAAGGTCCTCAATCTGTTGTTTCATATTGCCGTAGTAACTGTCGATTCCGGAAGTGTCGGCTTTATTTCCGGTCAAAAGTTTCAGAGCTACCGTTGCCTCGTAGTGATTATCCTCGATGAATGTCTGGGCGCTGTCTATGAAATTTTCAATGGCACTCTTGTAACCATCCTTATCTGTTTCAGATAGCTCCATTCCGAGTGTCACTTTCCAATTTTCTTTTTTCAAATTTCCTACTGCAGACTGCAGATTGTTCAGAGCTGACTCTGTTTCCGCTGTTGCCTGGGCGAAATTGCTTAATTCCTCTGTCATATCAGCAAAGGTTATCTCACTCGCCACCTTCTTGACTTCGGCCAGCGACAATGTAATATCTCCAAATGCGTTCTTCGCAACATTCGCACATTCCTCCTGGAACATCTGGGCGAACTGTTCTGCAGAAACCTCGGAATCATTCATTGCCTGCTGCAATGCCTGGTTCTTGAAAGTGACATCTTCAATCGACAATCCCGTAGCCTCAAATACTTTCTGAGCCTTTTCAGCCTCCTTCTGCATTTCTTCTACTTTTTTCTGGTATTCTTTTTTAGCCTTGTTTCCCTTTATCCATCCGGCAATTCCTCCGACACCTGCACCGACAAGCGCACCTACTGCCGTTCCGATACCCGGTATCACGGAACCAATGGCTGCACCAGCTGCGGCTCCTGCCACCCCTCCTCCGGCTTTCCATGCTGCTGATTCTCCGTAGGCTTTCGATTCGTCTGCATTATCGGATTTGATTGCCTTATACGCATCCAATGCGCTGCTTACGAGCGTTGCGCCTGCGGCTATGCCGCCGGCTCCTGCCGCCATTCCTGTCGCACTTAATGCCGCTGCACTCATTGATGCACCTCCGGCGAGATTTCCAGCTCCTAAGTCGATTGCAAACATTGCAGATTTTCCAAGAAGTCCGGAACCTGTTGCTGCAGAACCTAAAAACGAACCCATTAAAGAGGTTCCTGTTGTCGAATCTTTACCAAACAATCCTTTTCCGAGGTTTGCGGCACCTTTACCCATTCTTATAAACGGAGATGCTATTTTACTAAGCATAACAGCTGATAGCACAGAAGATAAATCTGCAGCTTGACCGCCCGGAAGTAACTTTCCGGCACTTGATAACAGGTTACTAAATCCCTGCCACAGTTTGTCTGATACCGCTTCAAAATCAAAACCCTCCGAAAAACCTTTTGCGAATGATGCTCCAATACTCACACCTTCGTCCAAAGTCTCTCCGAGGTCAATTCCCAACAAGGTCATGATACCAACTTTTAATCCGGTACCAATTCCTTCTCCAATATCCTGTGCAAATCCTGCGAATTTTGCTTTTCCTGTACTGCTCCACCATTCAGAAAATGGCTCTGCTATAAATTCATCCCATGCAATCTTGGCTTTTCCAAAGAAATCTGCGTCCTGCCACTCTTTCGTGTCTGCCATTTCATTGAATTTTCTCTGCATCCGGTCAACCTTCGTGTCGAACCAGTCCATCATTTCGTCTAATCCCTGCTCTACTTCCGGCATCTGAGCTGTCAGCCAGTCTGCAAGGCTTCTGACGTACGGAGATAACCTTTCACCGAATGAAATTTTCACTCCATCAACCGCACTCTGCAGCAATGTGATAGAACCCTGCAAGTTGTCAAGCATTGTTTCCGACATTTGTGCTGCGGCCCCGTCTGCATTATTGATTGCGTCTGCCAACTTGTTATAATCCTCTTCGGATGCGTTCAGAATTGCCAGCAAGCCTTTCTGTGCCTGTGTGCCTGCAATAGTATTTGCAAGCTGTGATTTCTGCTCGGCTGTCATGTTTGCGGTTGCGGCTCTTAATTCTTCCATTACGTCCGACAAATCTCTTGCGTTTCCTTCTGACGTAAAAAACTCAATCCCTAAATCAGACATTGCATCCGCAGCACCGTTGGTATTTGTGGAAAGCCTGGTAAAGATTGAGTTCAAAGCTGTACCTGCCATTGTAGCCTTGATACCTGTGTTCGCCATAAGACCAGTCATTAAAGCAACGTCCTCTATGGAGTAGCCAAGCGCACCCGCCATAGAGCCTGCATATTTGAAGGTTTCTCCCATTCCGGAAACCGTTGTATTCGCATTTGATGCCGCAGCCGCCAAAACATCTGAGAACCGTCCTGCATCTTCTGCTTTCATATTGAACGCAGTCAGCGCGTCTGTGACAATATCAGATGTAGTAGCCAAATCCTCTCCGGATGCCGCCGCAAGGCTAAGTATTCCCTCTATACCATTGAGCATATCTTCTGTTTTCCATCCGGCCATAGCCATATAATTGAATGCCTCAGCCGACTCTTTCGCTGTAAATTTGGTAGTTGCGCCCATCTCCTTTGCTTTATTCGTCAGCTTTGTTAGTTCTGAGCTTGTGGCTCCGCTTATGGCCTGCACTTGCGACATGGCAGCCTCAAAGTCCTTATAGGTTTCTATTGTATCTTTCAGACCTATACTGACTCCGAGGACTGCCCCTGCTTGAAAGATAGGATTTTTCAACAGGTTTATAATTCCCCTCACCGGTGAAGTAACGAGGTCGATAGCTCTCATTGTGATATTCCACGTTTTTCCGGCAAAGCCTCTGAGTCCTGTGCCGAGTGTTGACAATACCGGGGATATTTTATCTTTTGCCGCCAGCAGAATCTCATACTTTTCTTTCGCCCAGCTTGCGAGGCTTTTTTCTGTTTTTTGTGCCTGCTTGTCAAACTGGGTTACTGTACTGTTAGCTTTCTTCGCCGCACTGTTCGCACCGTCTGCTGCTTTTTCCATCTTTTCAAAATTCTTCGTGACATTTGAAAGCTCCGGGTCCGTATTGTCAATCGTCTCTATAGGTATCTCAATTCTGAGTGTTTCAGCTATTATCATCTCCTCCTTTCGTCCGTGATTCCAGGGTAATTCTCATTGATGCAAGCATAAATGCCTGCACGCCTCTCGGCTTTTCGTAAAATTCATCCGGGGTTATGCCTGTTGTCTGGAAAATGTGATGCAACAGGCAGGTCTTACCCCCGGCATTGATTAGTTTTTTGCTACTTCCTCTAAGTTGGCTTCGTAACCGCTGAGCTTGTCGATTGCTTCAAGAATCTTGTCTTTCTCACCGGCTTTCAGCGTATATTCAATAACATCCAAACCGTTCATAATCTGGAAGTCCTTGTTGTTGAGTGCAGTCCATACCTTGCGGTTATCCCACAATTTCTCTCTGTCCTCTTCGATGGTTGCCTGGTAAATGATTGCTGACTGGTACTTGATTCGGTCTGTATCTTCCGGCATCTTTATACCGAGCTGTTTATTACGCACATACTTGGTGTATTTCTTTTTGCACTTATCGTATTCCTCAGAACCTAAAGGTCTGATACTGAACGCAAACAGTAACTTGCCGTTTCTGACAATCTCGATTCGCTGTCTCTCGCTTTCATCTATGCCGAAATCTGCCGCCTCGATCAATCCCTGGATAAAATCCTCTTCATTCGCTCTTACCAGCTCCTTTGTTTCCTCCGGAGTTGTGCTAACCTCTCTTACTTCCTGTTCGGTGTACTTTGTTTCCTCTTTGCTCTCGCCGATTACTACACCTTTTTCAAAATTTTTTTCCATTTTGCTTTTCCTCCAATTCTGAATAATAAAAGGGAGGCATTTTCAGCCTCCCGCCATGTTAAAGTGATATTTTGTTAACCTCTGTCAACACTAAGTAATGACTGCAGTTTAGGCGGTCTGTTGACAAAGAAGTTCCAGTTACGCTTGATTACATCTCCGACTGCGACATTCTGGATGTCAACCTGTCCGGAAGGAATACAATCTCTGTAAACAACACGCTCCTCAGAATTGTTTCTTCCGAGAAGTGTTCCCTGGAAGTCCCATGTAGGCATAACCTGTGTTTCAAGTGCCGTCATGAGTTCCTGGATGAAACGATCATCTTCTACTACTACCTGGCTCATAGTGAGACTTACTGCAAATGTGTTTGCCGTCTCATGCTCCTGTGCATCTCCGAGTACGCTGTACTTCGCATTGTTCCAGTTCACATTGGATGTAAACTGTTCTACTGTCGCAAGCAGTACACCATCCTTATCGTAAAATGCACCATCTTTACCGGTTCTTGCGTGTCTGGAATCACCGGCTGCCTGTGGATTTCTCATATTCCGCTACCTCCTATTCTTCAATCGTGCTGAAACGGAACAGGAATGTCAGATAGATGTGTTCCATCGAATCCTTATCGATTACATCAATATCGAACCATGCGCTGTCTATGTCAGCTGTGTATGCGCTACTCTCAGTTACCTTGCAGGACACCAGCTTGCTCTCTTCTACCATCGAGTCGCCTACTCCCTGGATCTGGCTGATTACGGTTGCTCTGCCATTTGTGTCATTGTCAACCTTGCCGGCCAAATCATCGGTTGTGGTGTTGATACGTCTGATAAGTTCAAAACGTGTCTTAACCCTTCTGATTTTCTTCCAGCCGTCGTCCTGGTTGTCCGCAGGAGTGATAAGCGTGTTGATTGCATTATCAATCCATACCTGCTTTGCATTGTTGTAGCTGAGGACGATGCAGCCTTTCTTTTCTGCCGCAATCATCTCAGTATTTGTGAGTTTTTCCTTAATCTCAGAAAAACCGCTGATTACTGTATGTGTTAATGACGAATTGGACGCTACCGCCCCGATCATACCTGCAATACGTGCAGCTGTCTGATAACCGTCGATTTCAGCACCCTGCTCGTCAACATGAGCATTCAGCACGTAGTTCATCTTTTCATCATTGAAGGACGCTGCGTGGGCCATTCTCACATCCAAATCAACCGTATGTTTCTCTGCTACGACTGCCTGTGTAAGTGAACCTGCATCGAAAATACGGCTCATGAAGGACTGCAGCAACAGATGTACCGCTGTTTCCTCTGTATCGAGACAGATTGTGTTGAACTCATAAGGCTCTACCTGTGCAAAGGCATTTGAATAATCTCCGTTTGTAACCTGCGGATTGGTTCCCTTTGTAAAAGGACTCTGGGAAACTACTGCCAGCACCTTACTGTCAGAGCCAGCCTTTACTTCCGCCTTGAAATTCTTTGATTCTACAAGAGCATCTGCAAGGGCCTTTGCATCCCCTTCTCCTGCATTGAACTCAACCTTTTCAAATACGGTTGTTCCGGCATAAAAAATGCACTCCTTCAAAGCTGAATCCGACAGTTTCTCACGTATTGTAACCGTGAAATCCTTATTTCCCGGATATTTCGCTGTGACTGTGAGTGCATCTTCTCCGTCTACATTCTCTAATGAAATTGTTCCCTGCGTTCCTCCGTTTCCTAAACGGCAGGCGATAATGGTTTTTGCACCACCCGCGATTGCCTCTTTGATTGCATCTGTGGTAAGTCCTGTTCCAAAAATTTTCTCGTAACCATCACTCGCATCTATCTCGACCGCTGTATTAAGTGGTCCAAAATCTGCCTGGAAGATTACTGCCGTTACTCCATTCATAACGCTTGCGGATGAATTGCCGCCTTTCTTCTGAATATTGAAGTAGGAACCAGGACGTACCTTTGTTTCTCCTAAGATAAACGTACCAGCCATTTATTTGACCTCCTTCTTTAAGAATTTTTCTACAATTACCTTTGCCTCGGAAACCGTGTACTGCGATTTCCCATCAACTTTGAGTGCGGCCACAACGCACTCCTGTCTTGTACCAAAGATTTTTCTTGCATTGGCTGCAAGCTCTTTGATTGAATACATAGACTCTTTCTGAACTTTCTGCTCAGACTTTGGTGTCTCAGCAGGTGTTTCCGCTGTCTCTGCAACTGTGGCAGATTTTGTTGCTTCTCTTGCCATCGTGTACCTCCTTAGTTATATTTGACCTGGGTCGACTGCAATGTATGAGATTTTGCCATATACCTCAGCAACCCATAATGACCTGTTACGAAAATCTGACCGTCTTTCAGATAGTCAGACTTATAATTTGCCTGCAGGCGCTTGATAAACATTGGCGAATAGTCCAGCATGATAATTTCCCCATCCAGTGACATCCTGTTTGCAATGGCTGCAGCCACCTTCATCCTTATTGCACTATCCGGACATAAAATATGGACGGCAATTCTGCCATCCATCCATGCTACCGTATTCGTTTCCTCTGCCTTATCAGCTGATATAAGTCTGCAGTATATCACCGGGCGTTCTGCTGTTGCCTCTGTTATTTCTTCCATTCTGTCGTACCCCATAATCAAGCATTCCGGGTAAATACCCTTTATGTACTTGTTTACTGCCATTACCGGGTCCGGATCCGATGTTTCCTGTGACGGATATTCCAGTATGTCGAATCGTACTTCACTTCCGATTGTCACATCACCTTTCTTCTCGTCTATACTGAACGCATCTGTCCTCGCCCATGTGAAGCAGTATGGTGTTCCGCTGTCTGGTTTCAATATGACATCACGCAGGCAGCTCTTAATGATTGGTTCAATATCTTCCGGTATAACCTCTGTCGTATTCTGGCAAAGCAATGATACCGATAATGTACCTGCACTGTGTCTTTCCTCATTCGCCTGTAAATCAAAATTGTAAACAACCTTCGGATAGTGCGTATTACCGCCCCACCCTTCCTGGTTTTCATCCGGGGATTCCGGACTAAAAACAGCAGGCATATCATTAAATACCGCAAGGTGCTTTGAAAACTCCTCGCAGCTGACAAACCTTTTATAAATCAGTTCCTCCAGCTTCATTATCTCCCTCAGCTCCTTCCGTTTCCTGCTGTTCTTCATCTGCTTTTATGCCATACTCATTTATTTCTGACATATCCACAGACCATCTGATTTCCCATTGTCCGGATATTGCTTCGGAAACAGGAATCCTAAAATGATTTGTTACATTGCCGATACCCGGATGATACTGCACGACAAGTTCCTTTTCGGTTGCCGCCGTAACAAATCCGGATTTTCCTTCGTTCCACGTGTAATGTTTGCCCCAGAGTAAATCTCCGCGCTTAATCTGCGTCAAATCGAAGGATGACACCGGATGTTCAATTACCAATGCCATTTATCTACCTCCTACGTGTATGGTTCACTATAAATTCTCTTAATTTCCGGCTCTGCCTCTTCCTTGATTTTCTCCGTGAATGGTCTCGCCGCCATTTTGGATGTTCCGTTTTCGAGATAGCTTGCATACGGCTCCTGGCTTTCCAGCTCTGCTATAATAGCAACTCCTCCGCCGGAAGAATTTTCGCTTTTTACCTGTCCGTTCCAGTGCATACGGAGATTTCCTGTGCGTCTGGCCGGTGGTTCGCCTGGTGCCGATGCTGTGTAAGTTGCCTTACTGTACGGTTTTCTGTAGACCTTGCCGCTACGTTGTCCTTTTAATACCTCTAACTCTGCGTTTCTTATGGCATTTACTGCCCTTACACCTCTGGAAACCACCTTCCTGTTGATGTTTGTTACATGGTCCTTTACATTTGCCCGGATAGCACTACCAGCGCTACCGGCTTTTCCGTCTACCCATAATTTCACTTTACATCCTTCCTTTCTTCTGCGTAGTAAATGGTCGATATGCCAAGTGTTCCGCAATCGTCTATGTCGACAATGTAAAATGCTCGGTTTCCAAGAACCAGCTTATCTCCACGCTTTGCCTTTGGACTTCCGGACTGCACAATGGTATGAGTAACAATGTGGTCCTTCTGGCTGTGATTCTGTCTTTCCTCGTCTGTGGCATCTGCAAGACACCCTCTGAGTGTTTCCGTACCGCTGCCAGAGTGATTATTTGCCACTCTTCCGCTACTCATAACCACCTGTGCTTTATTCTCCACGATAAAATCTTTGAACAGGTTCCCCGGCCTTAAATACATCATTCTCGTATTTATCATCCGTTCCTCGCCCTTTCGTTCTCCTGCATACCGGCATAAAAATACGAAGGCTTATTATGCACTCCGTTACCGAACTTAGGTACATGACACGACTCCGCAGAAATCTCCTTTTTCAGATTTTCATAATCCTTTCTCCAAAGTTCTGCTCTGTCCTGCAATGATAAGCTGAGAGGTCCAGTCTTTGTATCTACCTCATAAGCAAAACGGCGGCAGAGACTTTCCAGTAACATGAGCTTTGCCCTGTTCCATGACTTCGGATATGTCTCTATTGCCGCCTGTATTTCTTCATCGGTCAATGCTGTTGTATCTGGTCCGCCTTCCACCATTGTGTCGCCAAGTTCAAACCTCATGCGATCCTTTCCTAACTCCTTGACGTTTCCCGGCTCATACGTGTATGCACCTTTCGCCATTAGGTATCAGCTCCCTCTTTATTAGTGCCTGTGGTTGCGTTACCGCCTGTGGATTCGTTTATTTTGCCGTTTGTGGAGAATAAGTTATCTGCCTGCTTTTTTGCCGCTTCTTTGATAGTTTTTCTACTGTCTGCAGCGTGAAGCACAATTAACACATTCTCAGATTGAACCTCAGCTATTGCTTTCGGTCCTTCGTCTGTATTCATCTGCATAATAGAAAATACCTGCTGGATTTCATCCGGTGTTGCAGGAATAACAGTTATCTGCTCATTTTCTCCGTCAGACTCTCCTTTGAGTGAAATCTGAACAGTTTCCTCAAACGCTCCCGGCTCAGTTTCCTTTAATTCCGCTACTGCCTGTTGCAACTCTTCATGTTTCTGTTGCATTTCAGCAACAGCCTCACTTATCATGCTGTCAACCTGTTCCTGGGTAAACATTCCGGTCTGATTGCCTGCAGGTTTCTGTGCCGCAGTTCCGTCAAGCTCCGTAATGTAACCGTTTCTTTTCAGCTTTGAACTTCTTTCCGGAAGAATAACTCCATCCGGGATGATGTTTCCCGGATAGAATATTTTCCCTCCTGCAGTAAGCTGTTTCTCACATAAATACTGCATATTGATACCTCCTTACACACATTTCTTCATGTAGCAAGCAAGATCATCACAAGTCTTTCTCATATCTGTGGAAATCAGACCTTCCATGAACTCTGAATGTGTTCCAGGTTCACCCTCAAATGTATCAGTAGCCATGTAATTTCCATTACCCAGCATATCCCATGTAAAGATATATCCGGCAGATGGCTCGTCGATTCTCGGACTTGGTGTTGTGTAGGATAACAAAGCGCCATCTGGCTCACAGATAAACTGCATATCGTCAGCCTGTCCTTCCTCTGCAGCATTGTAGGTTGCGTCAAGCACCTTGACTTCATCGACACCGAAAAGCTCCGCCAGAACTCTCTCATTAACCTTTGCAGGATTTGCGGTACCGCCGGTGTATTTTACACGCTCCAGCAGGTCCGGATGTTCCTTTAATGCGTTGAACGTATCATATCCGAGTGTCAGCTTGTTCGGCATTCTTCTACCGTCGAGCTTAATCTGGCGCTTTCTTGCATCAAAGAACTTAATCGGATCAGAATTTGCATCTGAAAACTTAATAAACTGGCTGCCGCCTACTGTTCCGCCAGACTGTACTCCTTCAAACTCATTCGCCCACACACCAGTCTTAAAGAAGTTCTCAGCAAACATAATATCCAAATGGAGTAACTGCTGGTCTACTACAAAGCGGTTTTTCGCTCTCTTCGGATCGATAGATGCAGGTACGTTAGAACGCTGGTAGTTTACCGCACCAATCTGGTCGATACCAACGATAATCTGGTCTACCTCACATCTGTATGTCTGGTCTGTGTGTCCCATCTGTGCAGGAGTTGCCTTGCCAAACTTAGGCTTTCTCTGCACATTGTCTCTTGCAAGGTCGCCCTTGTTGAAAACATAATAAAATCCGGTGGAAAAATCTACCGGACAAATAGGGAAAATGCTTGTTGCTACATAGTCGCTGGCATTTGAAAAGAACGCCATGCTCATATTTGTTAAATAGCGGTTAGGCTTCCAGCCTTTCGCAATACGTGCCATCAATTCTCCGGCATTTCCAAGTTCTCTTCCTGTACTCATTGATTAGTTACCTCCTTCTGCTACTGCCGCAGGCTTGTAACCTGCGTTGATAATCTGTACCTTGATCCATGTACCAGCTTCAACGGCATTGTTGAGTGCTACACCGACGATGAAGTCACCTTCTTTTGCTGCTACCGCTTTTCCTTCTGTATCTGTTGCAAGCTCTGTACCGGCTGTGATTTTCTCACCGGCTACCCACTTGCCGATATCCTTGATCTGAATATCTACATCTGTTCCTGCTTCTACGGTTTCATCCGTCTCAATAAGAGTAAGACCGATTGCATGAGCGCCTGCGGCCGGCTTTACAACGGCACCGTTCTTGATTGCTACCGCAATGCCACGTGCGTTTGTAAGCTCTTCTCCTGCAGGTAACACGATTGTCGGACTCTCGTTAATACTGGTTCCGAAATAAGTTGCTGCTCCCATCTCTTAATCCTCCTTCTCACATCTTGCTGCAAGCTCAGGATTTGTTACAAACACTTCATCAAGCGCCTGTGTCTTTGATAATCCTGCCTTAGACTTCATAAGTTCAACTGCCTTTGCATCAGCTTCGGCCCATGCGGAACCATCTGCGGTACCACTTCCATGACCGGATTTTCCAATCTCTGAAAATACTCCGGACTTCTCAACGGCATCTACTGCCTGGTCGAGAACTGCAATCATATCATTGTAAGCTGTGCCGCCTGCTGATTTAAGGCTCTTAAACAGAGGTACCAGCTCTTCTTTCTTCTTGCCAATGACCTCATATTTTTTTGCGACATCTTCAAGTTCTCTGTCCTCAGCAGCCTGCTTAAACTTCTTTAACTCTTCAAGCTCTGCTGCTACTGCCGGATGCAATCCCTTGTAGATATTGTCCGGTTCCTGTACTGCAGGTGTTTCCTCTGTCTTAGGTGCGGACTTGGTTACTGTTGGTACCTCTGCGGTCTGTGGTGCTGCAGGCTCATTACCAGAAGGATTATCTCCTTCCTCCGTATCACAGCGCTTTTCGATGCTCTCCAAAAAGGCTCTCTCCGCATCTGTTAATTTACTCTTGTCAATCTTCATTTCCTCTTCGTCTCCTTTCGGGTTTTCTTTGTTGTCTGGTCCATCTTTCTTGTCTTTGGATTTCTCCTTTGGCTTTTTGGCACCTCCGCAGGCTTTTTCGATTGATTCATTCAGTCTTTCAACTGCCGACTTCATAATCTCCAGTTCTGCTTCTGATACCTCGTCGTCTTTCTTTGCAATGCTGGCCGCCTTGCCGCTGGACCATTTTGTGATTGACTCCTGCACTACTGCGTGAAACTCGTCAAGACTTTCCTGCATTGCTGTTGCTGCACTGGTACTATCCAGCTCTTCATCGTTCAGAATCGAACAAAGAGAAGATTGCAGTGCATAGCATATATCCCAAATCTCGTCAGCGATCTTCCGGTTCTTTGCCTCATTGAATTTCTCGTTGAAGCTCACGGAATCGCCTTTCTGGATTTCCTCCATTGCACTGTCGATTTCGTCCTGGTTCATTCCTGCCGCTTTTCCGATAAAACCGAATAGCTTTTTCATAATGTTTCCAGTCCCTTTCTTGCTGTTCTCTCCTTCTGACTGCCCTTCACCATTTCTGCGTTTAATCATTCTGATGTGAGCGTCCGGATTGGCACCTTCGTCCACAAAATCTACTTTCTTGATTTTGAGGTTCTTCAATTTTGTTGCCACTTTGCCTCCTCCTTTCTGTGGATTTATAAAACAAAAAGCACCTGTTTCTGAGCTGCCCCTTGAATTATCGTGAAATAATGTTCTACCTATGCCCTTTTTACGGCTTCAAAGGTATATTTATATGGTTGAGGACTCTGAAAAACTCAATACACCCCAATTTTACAGGTCGTTTTCGTTCTTTACCTCTACTCTCTCGGCTTCTCCCTCTATGGAAAACATAGGGTAGGTTCCGTCTTTGACTTTTTCCCATACATCCGGATCAGTTACTTTGAATCCAATCCACCAGCCTACCGGGAGTGTTCCCGCCGGTATTCCGATTGCTTTCATCTTCTCTTCTGTGAATACCACGCTTTCTATAAGGACGGCTGCACCGCCTCTTTCGTGCATTTCTCCACCTTCACGGTACAGTAACACGTAATTGTAAGCTGCATTCTCCAGTTCTTCCGGTTCTACAATGTCTTTCTGCCAGTCCTCAATAAGCTCTCCATCAACTCTCATGGAAACACTCGCCCATCCAAAGGCAAGCATTTTTTCATCATCGGATTTCATAATCTTAAACCGGCCCTTGATCACATTGTCGCCGTTGTCCTTAACCGGCTCTGCACTCTTTACTATCAAATCAGAAAATTTCTTCACTTCCTCACTTCCTTCCGCTGTATGGTCTTTCCTCAATATACTCGATTGCACAGGCACATCTCGGATGCGCTGGTGGTAACATATGTTGTCCCTTGAATAGTAGCTTGCCGCCTATGTTGAAATCTTCATCCATAGACACCTCTGTACCTTCAAGGGAGTTACACAAATCACATACTCCATCATCACCGGATGTACTCCAGCGTTTTTTCATAACTCCCAGGTACCCTTCTGCCTGTGCCTGTCGTATTCCTTCATCTGCACCACGGTTATATGCAAAGGCATTTTCGGTCTGAGCTATTGACATTGCCCTTTCCCTATGCTGCCTCTCTGCATATTTCTGTGCGGCATCCAATGCCTTTTTCCGGATGCTTTCCGGTTTCATTCTCGGATGCTCTTTTCTGAGATTAGCCACTATGTTGTCATAGTATCTTGCATTTGCCTTTGCCTGCCCTTCTGTCAGTCCGATACATGGTCGAATCATCCTTGCAAGCTCGTCAACTGCGTGGCTCTCTCTCATTTTCTTCGTCAGAAGTGCTGCAATAGCGTCTTTCTGTTCCTGGGTGCAGACTGTAACAAATTCAGCACCTCTCTCACTGATCCAGCTCAGGATGCCGGGTGTCTGGGTGTTGAACTCAAAAACAAGACCGTCAAGGACTGGTTGCCCTGTCGGTCCTGCTACTATTGCATTTTTCCATATATCGTTAAAGTGGTTTGACACGAGTACCGAATAGTCCTGCGACCAAAGCCTCAATGTTTCCTGGCTTATGGTTCCGTTCGCAACCGCCTGTCTTAACTCTTGGTATGTGATAGCGTCCTGTTGGTCTTTCCAAAAGCCACATAATATTTTGACAGGCTCGTCGCAGTTTTCTTCCAGGAACTCCCTAAGCCGTCGTAGGACTTCTTGACTGTTCTTGGTCTTTACCTTTCGTACCCGCTTTGCCGGTATGATTCGTATTGCCATTAGCCACGCCCCTTCCTAACCGCTTTTTAGCCTCTTCCACCTTTTCGTCCGGTATTTCTCCACCTTCCTCATTTGGTTCGGTGCCTGCGGCTGTTTTCGGTTCTGGTGGCTGGTTCTGTTCCTGCTGTTCCTGTCTCTTGCGGTCAATATCTCTCGTATCTTCTGTTCTGCCCGGGAGATGTCCGACCTGTCTTACATAGTCCTCTAGTCCATCATCCGGAACCAAAACACCAATGCCTGTCATATCCTTTATGAACGCAGATACCTTCGTGATGTCAGCATCCTCAATATCTCCGTGTGTCATTTTCGGATAATCGGTAATTCCCGCAAAATGCTGTCCGTTAATATCAATCAGTGCTGGTATTCCCTGCCTGTTGAACGTCTCGCATATAATGTCAAGAAAAGCACCTGTTGCCAAGGCAAATAATTCGGTCTTGTCTGAGCTTAATGCCCAGCTACCTGTCTGCTGATGCCCCAAGAAAATAAAATCTGCTAATACCGTCATTGCTATTCTGGTATCGTAGCGGTTTATGATTGCGTTGGTGTCAAATTGTCTTGTACCTCCGGAACTCAGAAGCTCCAGCTCATATCCATGCGGTAAAACAACACCCTCCAATTCATCACGGCGGATGCTCTTAACCATATTCTCCATTCCGACTCTGGCCTTTACATTTGCCTCCAGGGTATCATCCCATAAATCCAATCCTTCCGGTCCGTGCATTACAGGAAGTCCGGCTAAATCTCTTTCAATACCGATTCCTTCAATCTCCTGTATTCTTCTCTTGAAATACCATGAACGATAGGCATTTCTCAGAATACTTCTACCTTCCGGATTGTTCTTTCTGCTCTTTGTACGGAACAGCAATGCTTTCTCAATCGGAATCGTAGCCATCTTGTAGTCCGGCGGTGGCAACTGTGTCATTCCCATAAGGTTGTCCTCGTTGTCATATTCCCATTGGTACAATGTTTCCTGCGCTCTTATCGGCAATTTTTTCCACCCTATCAGTCCATCATTGTATTTACTCCTGGTTCTCGGATCCTTCGTGTTACCCATTCGGCGCTTATACACAATCTCATGGAAGCTCCAACCATAAGTGATGAAGGACAGGATTTCTGAAATCGTATCAATCCAGGTTTCCTGCATATCATTCATACAGCTTTGAACAAACTCTGCTGCCTCTTTGTCTTTTGCAGTATCTCCACCCGGTTCAATATTCCAGTCGGTCTGCCTTATCAGCATCTCAATGGCAAAAAGGATAGCACCCACAACATCGTCATTCTCTGACATTTCTCTGTAGACTTCTATCCCTCGTTTGCCTCTTAACTCATGCAGGAACTCTTCGTATATAGTTCCTCCGTATCGTCGCTGTCCTATGCGACCGATTTCTTTATTGTCAGCCATCTGTTCTCACCTCACTTCCAATAGCTGTTCTTTCCTAAACTGCTTTCTGCAGGTGGCGGCGAGTATGTTCCGCCACTCTCAATTTCTGTAAACGCAGAACTGCTTGCGTCTACCATATCCTTGAAATCCGACTGTGGGAAATTCTCCATCTGGTTGAAATACTCCTCATTCCACGGAGCGATAAGGACATCTACATTACCCTTATCCATTCCTTCAAGTCCAAGCCACTGTGCCGAAAACGGCTCTGCTCTTGTAACTTTATCTCCGGATTCCTGTAATATCTTCACGGTAAATCCGGCAAGGAATTTCAAGAAACTCTGTGCTTGTGCTTTACCTGCCTGTCCTGGATCCTGCGGAAGTCTTGTAGTAACCTTTCCGTATTTTGCCCTGTCTGCCATGCAAGTCATTTTGATAAGCTCACGTACCTCTGCCGAATCAAGACGCTTGTTGATAACGTCTGCGACTATATACCGGCCATTCTTTCGTTTTCCTATCAGCACTCCCGCCGTGTATGCCGGTTTTCCATTCTCGTCCTCCGAGGTTGCTGCTAAGTCCCAGCCTCTCGCCCACAAAATAACATCCGTAGGCAAGTTCTCCAGCATATTGACCTTTGTTCTCTTGAACATAAGTCCTGCAGCGGCCTTAATCTTCCAGTTACCTTTCAGCAGACGTTCTCTTTCTACGAGTGCCAATGCCTGCAAGTTCGCCAAATAGCTCGGATCGTTCTTCATCAAAATTTTATTATCCTGTAGCGTACTCGCTATGAAAGTAACGCTCTTTGGCATTGTCTCAGCCTCTTCTCGTTTCATTCCGGTTGCGACAGCTGCTTCAACTGCCTCCTGTCTGGTATCAAACCAACTGATAACCTCATTCAGTCGCACCATCCATCTGATTTTTCCGGAGCGTTCTGGTATCGGATAGCCGGTTTCCTGGTCTATCCACCACTTTATGAACTCTGCCACCCATGAATCTGCATCTGGGTTACAAGTTGCCCTAATGTATGGAACAACACCGGAATCTGTTCTGTTTCGTGACAGCATATAAAAGAACTGGTACTCTGAGAAGTGTGTCAGCTCGTCAAAACCTATCATGGTTATCTGAGAACCCTGCCAACCTTCGCAATCATCATCACTTCCGAGATGTGCGAAATTGACCGATGCACTGCTTGGGAAGGTCCAATGTAGTTTTGGTGTCTTTAACGGATAAGAACCTTTCACGTAGCGGTAAATCTTTCTACTACTGTCCCATAAGCCTCCTGGAGCTGTAACCTGCGTATAATCTCTTCGGAATATAACCGCATTGAAATCCTTATTGTTCTTGTGCCTCAAAGGTTCCAAAAGCAGTCCGAATGTCTTTCCTCCACCAGCGGCTCCTCCATAAACGCAAACATCAGCTGACGTTGCCAGGAACATTTCCTGCGGACCTTTCTGTGGTGCCAGAATGATTTTAGCCATTACTATCACCATCCCTTCCGTTGTCCGGCAAGTAAATCTGAACATCATCCTCCACCTGGTCTGAAATAGGCTCTGGTCTATCCTGCCAGCGGTCTCTCTGTCTATTCTTTAACCAGAAGCACTGTGCCGCTACGCTTGGCTGAACGTGCTTTGTGGTCTTTTCTACTCTTACTGGCTTTACACTTCCGTCTGTGTCGTACTCGACTATTCTCTTTTCCTCTGTGTACTCATACCCTGTTGCCATCTGGTACAGACTTCTGATTACCTTTGCATCAGATACTCCCTTACCCTCTGCTAATGCTTTGCCAAATGACTCGTGTTCTTTGGCCCAGCGGAGAATGGTACGCTTTGAGACACCCATTGCATCGGCTATCTCTTCATTGGTGGCACCCATTGCTGCCAAAGACCACGCCCAGTCATCGTGGTATAGGGCATTATATTTTGGCTGTGCCGCCATAAATAAAATTACCTGCCGCCGAGATAATCAGCACACAGGTATTCAATAAGCTGCCACCGATTCTTGCTCGTAATGGCACCTTCTTTCTCCGCTTTTTTGATTGCCTGCTGGATCACCTTTGCAGACTCTCCAGGTACCGCACTGCTACCAAACAGCTTTGCTAAGTAGGTCCAGTCCTCGTCCTCGTTAAAACCGACTTCATTCATTTTCTCGTTGGCAGTCTGTATCATAGAATGAATAGCAGCGCCAACATTTCGGATGTCGGTAAACTTCTGGTACTTGTTGAGTGTTTCCACAAAGCTCTTGCACTGTTCGTATGGAGCCACACCTACAATATCCGGTGTGCTTACTTCCAGGTTCTTAATGAGAGCGTTCATATCCTCTACCTGGTGCGGTAGGAATGAAAACGTCACATTCTTAAAATCAAACTGAATTGCCGGGGACATCATCTTGTCGTACTGCTCTAATGGCTCCTCCATGATGTCCTTGCCTATGAAGCTCTCGATCATATCATCTACATCACTTATCATTTTGACGATTTCCCTCAAAGTGCTGTCGTCGTCAAAGCCGGAGATTGCATTGTGTGCAAGCTGCTTTGCCGCTATCTGGCTTCGTGACAATCCGGAGGTATCTATAATGGCAAATATCTCTTTCATTCCCGCGGCTCTTGCGCTCTTTATTCTGTGATGCCCGGAAACAATCTCCAGCTTTTCGTCCTTTAAGACTAAAAAAGGCAGGCTTTCTAATTGGCCTCGCTTCATGATGTTTGCGGTCAACTGGTCCTGCATTTCATTCTTCATAATTCTGGCATTGATGTCCTGCTCCTTGACCTTATCAATCTGGACCTTCGCAATCACCAAGCCGGAACCCATATCACATACTATTTCGCATCCTTCGATTTGGATGCTTTCGCTCTGTTCTCCTGCCATTGTTTCTCCTTTCTCAACCATTCGGCCAATGTCTGCTGTTCTGTTTTTCCCTCAACCAGTTCAGCCTCATATGTCAGCTTGTAACCATTCTGTTTATCCAGTGCTCTGTTTACCAGCTTCATAATGCCTCGTACCTCTTTGTTTTCCGGGTACTTGGTAAGCATTGCCGTCCGCATCTTTGTAACCTTTTCCTTCTCGATATTATCAAGCAGGGAATCTACAAAGGCTCTGTTTTGTGCCAGCATATAGCACAACCTTCCAATGCGGTACTTCTCATGCGGCACCTTCATCACATACCACACAAACACGGAATCTGCAGCCATCTTCGATATGCCAAATACTCCGGCCACATATCCATCAATCAGTAATGCCCTGTTGTATGTTGCTGATGAACCCACGAAGTTATGAGTCCACAACTCTCTGTAATACTGTGCCTGTGCAGCCTTTACTGGAATGACATGTACCTTGCTGTCCTCTTTGATTTCATAATCTCTCGGTAGCATACTGCAGTCTAATGGCTCCAGCTTACTTTCATTCGGACGCTTTATCTTCTTTCCGTTTGCAAGTGCCGTAGCCTCTTCTTCTCGGTTGGTCGTGATGTATGCGTTCAAATCTGCCCTTGTACCAGACCTTGCATATATCGTATATCCGACTGCTTCTCCTACTTTCTTTTCCTGGTAACAAATAACCAGCGCCTTTGCATCCATGCACATATCGTAAAAATCCTTGTGTCCTGTCTCCGGATCAAACAGCTTGTACTCCGGTTCCTTCCAAGTCATTTTCCCCTGTGTGTCATAGAACTTCTCATATCCGGAGAAATACGTCGGAGGGTTTGCTATAACCAAAGCGTGCGGATCGTCCAGTACCTCTTTCAGATGCTCCCACATATCCAACGGTCTGTAACTCATACCATGCAGGAGTTTTCTGATTGACTCTATCTGCTGGTTGATACTGTCTATATGCTCCTGTCTCCTTAACCGGAGGTCTGTTAGCATCTGGTAGTAATAATCATTGCCAGCGTTCTTTGATGTTCTGAGGTACAACTGTGCGTACAATGCCGTTGCCGGGTCCAGAAGCTCCGAATCCTCAAAGCCTTGTGCATGGATTTCAAGCGGCTCTAATGACTGCCCTGTAATCGCATACCCAAGCACAGTAGACATCATATTGACATCGCTCGTTTCAATCTGTTCCGGCTTAAACCCATTCTGTACCGCCAGGTTTGCCATAGCGAATGTTCCCGCACATGGTTCTACAAACCTGGTATATCCGGACTTTGCTGCAGTTTCAATCAGCTTTACAAGAAATCTCTGCTCTGATGTTCCCAGACATCCTAAGAACATAGCACCCGGATTCATAAAAAATGCCATTTGCCTGTCACTCCTTCCCTTGTTTTGTGAAAAGTATACAAAAAGCTGGGGTGGTTCTGGGATATAACCCTGGGGATTTTTGATACCTACCTCAGCATATTGCACAAAATCAACGTCCAAATAGATGCGACAACCGCCACTTAATAATTACCCATATCTGCCGTAGATACGGATGCTTCTCTTTATACATCGTGTCACCTCCTACCCAGACGCATAAAAAGGCACCGTACCCTCTGATACGATGCCGTTGTTTTTGGACCGGAACCCTGCAATGAACAGGAACTCTCTCATGGAATGAAAGCGTGTTGCGTACACCAGTTCCGGATGTTATGTTAAATCCCTGCCATACTGAATATGCTCATTTGCTCGTAGCCGCTTTCTTCCTTTGCGGCTTCTTTGACAGGTTTCTTGTTGTCTGCCTTACTCTGTTTCTTCCCCTTTGGTGGTGTCGGATCAGTCAACTCCTCAATAAGCTCTCCGGTGTTTTCCGCCCACCATTCTGCGAATACTGTTCTGTGGCACCAGTCTCCTGGCACTCTTACATCTTCATAGCAGAGAAGCACAAGCTCTTTGCCTTCGGTTCTTGCCTCTTCATCCATCTTCTCAACCATATCGATGATTCTGTCTGTGCCGATACCTTCCAGCTTCTCGTAATATGCAGTCTTGAATCTATCAAGCTCCATATTCAGCATATATCCTTTCGGTGCCAGCGAGTAGCACTGCTTTCTCAGTGTGTACCCAAGTGAGAACTTCGGTGTCCCAATGCTGATTCCTACCGGATAATAATTACCATTCTGTAATTCTTTATTACTGTATCTGCTTACCCATATTGCCATCTCAATCACTCCTTCTTAGTCTGATGTTCTATAGTTTAATTATACTATACAGACGGTTCTAAGTACACTGAAATAGCCTTATTTAACCGATTGTTCACATTTTCTTTTAGGCTCTTGGCAGGTCTCTCGACCTGCCCGTCTGCCCTGAGAGAAGAAAAACAACTGGCTCTTTTTTAAGGGTGACATATGGGTTATCGGCTGATTACCATATTACCACTTGGTAATTCTCATGTAAACCTACTCTTTTTCTACCTACGTTTTTTATAGCCGCAGGGAGCATTCAAAATTACATTCCCAGCAGGTAAACAGCCACAATTCCACAAGCTATCCCTAAATCCTTATACACCGTCTTGTCACTTACTTTTTCTACTTCCGAAATCTCCTGCACCGAATACTGCTTTTCGTCCAGATACATCATACTAAGCTCCTTATATCGACGCTTCGCCTCTTCACTTCCGGACTTTTCGCACTCTTCCCGGTACATTTCCGTTGCCTTTTCGATACGATAGATGCAGTATAAGTCTTCCTGTCTCCTCTTCTCCGTATCCTTAATCGTCCTCTCGGACTTACTTACTGTGTCCTTTACATTTCCCATGAGGTCCTGTATAAACTTCCACCGGAGTTCAATCTGCTCTTCCTCTGTGAACTCTGCTTCATCCGACAGCGTTGCCTTTATCCTCCGGTATGAGCTTAACATCTTTTTGGTTTTCTTTACCTTGTTTTCTTCCCTCGCACGTTTCTTCTCTGCCTTAGCTTGTTCTGTCCTGTAGGTTTTCACAGCCTCTTTCCCTGCTATGGCAGCTATCTGGTTTATCTGCTCCTGCGTCAGAACGTACATAGGAATTTTGTCATTTTTCTCCGTTGCCATATTGTCGCCTCCTTGACTTTCTCGCATTTGCGAGTTATAATCTTTTCAGTCACGAGTCGTTCCGTAAAGGGGCGGCTTTTTCTTTTACCTACGTTTTTCTCTCCAAGTGCAGGTGGCAAAGTGTGATATGTAGCCGAATCCTTCTGACCTGTCGCTGGTTGCTCTGTCTGCCACAGTATGCACACGTTCCAAACGGATTACTTGACCTCACGGTTTCTTATCCCTCCTTTCTATCCTGGCTGGGTACAGATTATCTCTCTTTCCGTCTGCCCCATTCCCTTTATTCTGAATCTTTCTCCGCAGTCAATACATCTTATCAATTCCTCGCATCCGTGCATTACGGCCATTCCAGAACACATAGGACATATTGCTTTTCTGCCAATCATATAAACGCTATACTCTTTATCTGCCATACTATCCACCTCTCTCCTCAATCCTTTTCAACTTCTGTCAGTCCGGGTGCCTTTACGCATTTCTTAATTCCCTCGTAAAGCTCTTTTGCTCCCGGATTGCCCTTCTCCACTTCATCTGCAAGGTGCCGCAGGACCAATACTATCAGTCCCGCGTCTGCCTTTGCGTATGGAGAAATGGCATTGATGATTTTTTCCGAGTAGTGCTGCAGACCTCTCTCTATCAGCTTCATAGCCTCCGGTGTCTTTCCCTCTGCTATCAGCTTATTTCCTCTGTCTACATAACTGCTCATTCTCTCTTTTCCAAATACCATAGCTACCTCCTATTCCTCTGAATTATTCTCCGGATCATCATATCTGTAGCCATCGTCTGCGTTTTCTTCTCCAAGAAGCTCTTCTGTAATATCCTCCAGTCCTTCTCCTGGTTCTCCGCTTTCTTCGCTGTTCTGTTCCTCTTCTACTTCTCGGAACTCACCATCGCTTACTTCACCTTCCTTCTGAGGACCAGGTAATGCAGGAATGTCTCCGCCCTCGATAGCGGTATCTTCGATAACTCCGTTGTCCTCATTTTCATCCTTCTTCTGGAAATCAGTGTCAAAGATGGTTCTCTGCTGGGTGTTCGCAATCGGAACCATCACATAGGAACCGGTCTCCTTATCAAAAATACATTCTATCTCATTATTGAGACTTCCGGATTTCTCGTCGCTGATTTTAACTGCAGATGTTACCTTGTGCTTAAACTGAGGCTTGCTTACCTCTCTTGTCTCACCTTTTATATCCGGATCATAATTCGGGATAAACTCCTTAATCATCGTAATATCGATTTTCAGCGTCATTGTTCCCTCGTTACTGCCTTTCTCTTCCATGTTGCCAATCAATCTCTGCAGAACAAAGGTCATATCCCTTTTCATATCCTCAAAGGTGTCACTGTCAAAATCCAGCTTCTTTTCAAATTCGCTATCCATTCCTAAATCCTCCCGTATTCAATCTTGTTTTCTTTCATGTAGTTAATTAAACCTTCCAGCTGCTCCTTGGTTCCCACTGCACAGAATCTTGTTCTGAAACGCTTTGTTTCTTCCGGCTTCGGTGTAAACGAATCAACTGCCGCATCAAGTGCCTGTCGCTCAATACTCTGAACGGCTTTACCCGTTGGAGATGCAGGTTCCGTCACGCTTTCTTCCGGAACTGAAACGCTTTCCGGTGTTTCTGCTACGTTTTCGCCGTCTTTGATAACATTTTCCAGTGTTTCAGTAACAATATTGCCCTGTTCCATCACAGGCTCCTGCCATTCCTTCTTTTCTGCCTCTGCTGCCTTTACTTTCTCTGCCGCCTGTCTCTCGGCTTCTAAACGCTCCTCCTCGGCTTTTCTCTTTTCCTCTTCCTTGCGTTTCTTCTCAGCCTCTAACTTCTCTTCGAGGTCAGACAACCTCTTGTTTTCTGCCAGCGCTTTGCTGAGGTCCATGGTCTTGATATACACATCTTTTGCGTTCAGCTTATATTTGCTATCCAGACTGTCGATTGTTTCTAAGTCTGTACGCACCTTCTTGATTTTCTCTCTTACCTCTTCCTGTGCGGTACCCAGCTTGTAGGTCTTATTGAGGTACCGGATGTCAAATACCTGCTCAAAAGAAAGAACCTCGGCCAAATCTCCGATTTCTTCATCGTACACCGCTTTAATACTTGCTTTCTTCTCTTCCTTCTGCTTGTCCTCAAAATCCTTAATCTGCTTATCAATCATTCCTACAGGCTTCTGGATAAGTACAAGTACCTCTTTCAGTTCTTTCTCGAAGGTGTCATAAGGCTCATTGATTTTCTTCTTAACCTCTTTTCTTCTGTCCTCAATAGCCTTAGTCAGCTTATTCAGCTCTGCTCTGTCATTCTTTGCCTGCTGCATATTCTCTTCTGTGTAAACCACATTCTCGTAGTCAGTAATCTTCTGTCTTACTGCAGCCTCCAGCTCGTCCTTATTCCACTTAATCACACGAAGGAAATCATCCTCCGTAGGATTGATAAGTCGAAACTCCATACTTGCCGGTTTATGTACCGCAACCTCATTTACCACTTCACCCTCAACCTTTTCGGTTTCGTTTACATTCTCTGCCATTGTCATTCCTCCTATATCTCATTTGGCCCGATTACTCGGATTGTCACATCTACTCTCGGATTTTCCGAGTAGAATTTCCTTACCTGTGCATCCACGACTGCCGCATCATCATGGTATGCCACATTGTTCAAGCTATCGCAGATAACTTTCCCGATATTGTCCCAGTCCGGTTTTTTTGCCGGTCTGATTTTATGCTCCAGCATCATTTTCTGTTTCTTCTTGCTAGTGGACTTCGGTATTCCGTAATATGCGATAATTCTCACATCCAGCATATCTTCATCCTTGAACATTCTGCCTTTTGTTGTCTGCTGATACATCAGCTTAACCAGATTCTCATAGCTTACTGTTTCATTCGGGGTATATGTATTTACATACTGTCCTACCCTGCTGAACTTCGGTCTTTGCTTTCCAAACGGCTGCCCTGGTACTGAGAAACGAATCTGCTTCATATCTTCATCCACTTTCTGCCTCCTATACATTGCCGCCAATCTCTGCTGCTATCTTATCTGTCACCTTATTTGCAGTAACCTTTGCCTTTCCGCTTGTTGCCTTGTAGAGTTCGGCTTTGTCTGTACCTTCCTCCACGTACACCTTCAAGTAGTAATCTAACTGCTTTCCGGTCTCTGTCTTTTTTCTCTTTCCCGGCCCGACTGTATAACCATTCTCATGAAGGATTGCCGTAACCGTCTTTCGATCTTCCACCTTATCAATGCTGATTTCTGCCACCTTAATCAAACCCATGCCGTTATTCCTCCATTAAATTCTTCATTTCATCAAATCTCTTTGCTGCTACCTTTTCTCTCCAACTCCTGCCTGCGAATCTTACCGGAAAACACATCTCAAATATTCTGTCATAAATACGCTTGTAACGGATGTCCTGCGTCTCCTGCATCTCCTTCAATGTCATGTTCGTTGTAAGAATCAGCGGCTTTCCGGATAAATACCTGCTGTCGATGATGTTATATACCTTTTCCAAAGCATAGTCTGTACTTCTCTCGGCTCCCAAATCGTCGATTATCAGCAGCTTTGCAACATTCAGTCCTGCCATAATCTTCTCTTCCTCGTCCGGATTTCCCTGTATGTTCTGCAGTATCTTTACAAACGATGTCATAACCACCGGAATCATCTGATCCAGTAACTCATTTGCAATGCAGGCGGCTGTATAACTCTTGCCGGTTCCGACTGTTCCCCAGAACAATAACCCCTGCTTCTTTTCGTACATTTCATCAAATTTTCTCACGTACTTTTCGGCCAGGTTGTAAATTTTCTGGTTGTCTCCGTCTATCTGGTAGCCATTCAATCTCGCGGCTTTCAGTTTGGCATCCATAAGACTGCTCGCTCTCAATCTTTCTAAGCGCTGCATTTCCTGTTTTTTCTTTTCAGCCTCTTCCCGCCGTTTGTTTTCTTCCACCTTGCATCTGCAGATACATGGAACAATCATCTCCCTTCCGCCTGTTACTGCTGATGCTGGCAATTTTGTCTGTTTCTTCGTTCTGCACTTTCCGCAGTAGAGTAAGCCGTCCGGACCGACATAATCTCCGTCATTCTCTTTCGTTTCAAATGCCTCTGCCGGTAAAATATCCTTCAACTCCATCGTTACTCACTCCTTCCAAACGGATTCTTGTTATCATCGTACTCAGCTTCTTTCTGTACTGTGCCGGCCTTTGGTAAGTAATCCAGGAATGGTGTTGACTCTCCTAAAAATGTCTTGCCATGCTTGATATACTTATCTTCTGTCTTATCCCTCTTACATTGTGTAGCGTAATTCTTTGCCGCTTCACATAACTGCTCGTGAGAATAGCCATCTTCCAGCCTTGCCTTGTACTTCTTATATGCCTGTGCCTTGTCAGCTTTTCTCGGATACAGACTCCAAAACTCCTCAAAATCTACTGAGTAGCTGTTTATTGCCCTGTTCGATTTTGACTCCGGTTTTGGCTCTGGATCTGTTTCTCCCAGAAACTCCGGTACCGTTTCTCCACTTTCCAGCATCGTTTTTTCGTCCTTTACCCTGTTGTAATATGCTCTCTGCCTGTCTGCCTCCGTAGAAGATTTTCCGATGAAATTCTGTATATCCATCATGTAAATCGCACCATTATCCAGAACCTCAATCAGCTCCAGCTTCTTAAATACATCAAGCGCCTTCTCCACGGTACCTACCTGGTGTCCGACTAAGGTTGCCAATATTTCCGGTGTGTAGGGTATCACATTTCTATACATCAGTCTTCCCTCATTTCTGAGACTTCTCAGATAGAGTTTCAGCAGGATGTTACTGTATATGTACCCGTCCTTCATGCTCTCCAAAATCTTTATTTCTTCCGAGTCGAAAAAGTCCTCCTTCAACTTTAGGTAATAATATTTTCTGTTATCTGCCATTCACTCACCGCCAATCATGCCATCAAATTCCTGCTGTCAAATCCATAATCGAAATCGGTCTTGTCAGTACCCTGTTATGTCTGCAGCAATTGCACAACTCGCATCTGTCCGGTTCTGCCTCTCCGGATTTCACTCTGAGGATTCTTGGCATATTCGCTTCTACCATGCTCAATGCCTCCTGCAGATAATTGTCTGTCACATGGATAATACGGATGTCCGGCTCTTTTTCTTTTGTCGCACCCGCAATGTAAAACGGCAGCTTCTTTCCGGTGTTCTGTCTGACAATTTCCTGGTATATTGCACCCTGGATGTCATATCCCCAATAGCGAACAAAGTCCAAATATCCAATATCCTTTACCCACTTCAATTCTGTAATCGAGGACATAACCTTTAAGTCAACGATTGCCGTTTCCGGAATGTAGCTGTCGATCTTGATTTTCCATTTTGCTCCGAGCAGTTCACCTGTCATAATCACCTGTTTCTGTCCGGACATATATTTCATAAAATATGCGTCACGTTCAATACGTGCGATAATTTCCTCTGCTTTTACATAATCAGCCTTTAACTCTCCGTCCTTCTTGAACATCGACGGATTCTCTGCTTTGAACTTGTCGAGTGTTCCTTCAAAATAGGAATCCACATAGCTACCAACCATTAAGGCGGTTGTCTTTTCGTCCTCCCATCTTCCTTCCAATTTTTCCTTTGCTGAATATTCACAAGCCAACTTCCCGTATGTACCCGAAAAATCTTTGAACTGGGAAACACTCATATATTCCCTGTTTGCCTCCTGGCTATAATAGTTCTCGTCTGTCAGTTGCATTTATCTTCCTCCTTATACTTCTTCTAAGTCAAGACCGCCTACCTGGTTTTCATCCTGTGCGGGTGGCTCCTCTTCGTTCTGCTCAATCGCAAACGGATCCTCTGCCTCTACAATATCTGGCTGATTATCTCCGTAGCTTGCGTTTCCATCTTCGTCGTAAACCTTCTGATCATCCTGGATGGCTCTCTGCATATCAACCGACAATATACCCCACTTGCTAAGAAGCAGCTTAATAACCGTCTTTAATGCCATAGCTTCAAAATCAGTGGTCCACTTACTGCCTTTTTTATTCTTCTCAATGTCGTATCTGTATGCCTGCGAATATTTTCTTGCATGGTTATCAACCTCCGCTGTTGTCATGAAGAACTCTTTTCTGAACCCTGTCAGCAATTTGAACCACGCATAATACCCAACAACATTGTCCGGATTTCCTTCGTATCTCTGCTTGCAGTTTGAGAAATCTGTTACAAATTCAACCTCTCCGGTAATCGGGTTGTAAGATAAAAGCTCGTCCTTATAAACCACCGCATAGTTCATCTTCTCGTAATATCCGGATCTGATTGCCAGCTGGATAAAACCTTTATACATCATCTGGAACTGAGCTACCGGGTGCTTTTCCCACTGTTTCGTCTGCTGATTGTATACACTTTCGTTATATGGAACGATTGCGCTAAATCCAAGATTTGTATCAATCGGCAAGTCATATGTTGCCGCAACGAACGCTGCGCTTATAATTGAGTTTGCAGGACATTTCTTTAACTGTGCGCTTCCGTGCACCACATTTGTTATCGATGCCAAGAACTGCGGTGCTTTCTGCCCTAATACCTCTGCAAATTTCTTTTTTACGTTCTCCTCTGAAACCATCTGTTTTACCATTGCCGCTGTGTTTGCCTGTGGTTTCTGGTTTCCCTGCGGCTGCAATTGAGTGTTCTGTTCTTCCATTGCTATTCCTCCTTTTTTGCTGTGGAGAATGTCTCTCCTATCATCTCCATAAATTCGCTTACTGTCATATCCTCTACACAATCTTTGCAAATGTAACCTTCCGGACTGTCGTAATACTTATCTTCCTCAAATATCCCTTCCCCGCATTTCACACATTCAAACACCGGTTTGGGTTCCGAAGCATTCGGGCATCTACTCACGCATGGATAGCTCCCACACATTGCACACATATAATTCCCTCCTTCTCTATATTTCTCAGTATCGTAGTTGCGTTTACTGCTCTTCTGAAAATATGATTCCTTAATTCATCCGGCAGTAGTAATTTCATGTAGTCCTTCGGCTGTCCGGTTATTTCAATTTTTCTCTCGCATAATCTGACAACCTCTTTGACTTCTTCATCGCTTATCTCGCATACTTCATTTCTGAACTTATCTACGATTTCTGCGATTTCTTCTTGGCTCATATGATTCCTCCATTCCAAGCAGGTATCTCAGTGCATCTGCTACATTTCTTGCCGTTTCCACAAGCATTAAAACCAGCGGTAATGTCAGCCATTCTCCGCCGTATGCCACATACCCTCTTTCTTCGTATGCCGCCTTTACTGCTACTTCTGTGAGTACCAGACCGACAATAATCCAAAACCAATTCCTTGATATGTATCTCTTAATACTTCTCATTTCGCCAGCTCCTTACTTGTAAAAATAGTGATTGCCATACTGGAAAAGAAATTCCAAGTTTTCTCTGTGCCATTTCGATTTTCCTTCGCTTTCAAAGTACAATGCACCCTGACTTTCATCCCATTTCTCAATCTGGATCAGCTCCAAAGCCTCATAACATTCCTGGTCTGGTTCTGTTGTGTACCATCTTCCTCCGTCCTGCATGGGACTAAACTGCCATCCTCCTGTAGATGTTCTTTCGTATATCACTTCCTCGATAGTGTCTGGAAAATCGTCACTCCATACTCTGTTGAGAACTACGAGCATAACCAACGCTTTGCCTTCGACTCCCTCGCTTTCTGCCTCTGCCATTGCTATCTTGGCAAGCAGGTAAGCATCGTCGGGATTCCAGTCCATACTTGCTATTACCGTTTCCTGCTCTTCCTGTTCCTTTTTCTGTACGGTTGCTCTTTCCTCTACCGCTATGGTTACATCCGGATGTGGCACCACTTCTTCAATTACCTGTACCTTACTGTTTTTCTCTTTGTTGCCTGTGCCATTTTGAGCTAATGTATAAGTCTCTCTGACACCTTTAACCATGAATACTGCAGCTCCGCATATTGCCACGACTTTCAAACCGAACAATATCCTTCGCTTGCTTTTTCTGTTCATAATAAATCTCCTTTCCGGTATCGCTCCGGCTTTTAATTGCCCTTGATGTACTTCTCTCCGACAATTTTCATTTCGCTAATAATTTCTGCCATCTTTTCAAGCTTATCGAGTATCTGTTTCAGTTTTGGAATTTCTTCGCAACTGATAACTTCGTCCTCTGTTATCTCTATTAAGTCCTCCTTCATGGCTTTTAGCTCGTCCTCGTTAAACCCTTTCAAAAGCCGTAGTGCAATTCCCTGTATGCTTTTTTCTTCTGTCGCCAGTGGTAAAAAACCATGTACTGGACACTCTCTCATACAATACCTTGTAATCAGTTCCGGAGCGTTGTATAGGTCCGACATAAGCACCACTTTGTCCACCGGAACCACTTTCGTATTTCCAAGTTCGTAATCTGCCAGCGTAGATACCGAAATTCCTAAAAGCTCTGCGGCTCCTTCACGGCTATATAGCCTCTCATTGTATTCTGCTGCCTTTTTCCTCGCCTTGAAATATACATTTGTGTTCTCGTTTATAGGGCCTCTTCCCATTTCGTGTTACCTACCCTTCCGTTATAATTTAATTATCACCAGAGGGGATAGCCGGTATCTTGATGTTCAGCAGGCTATTGACGGCATCCACGATTTTCTCATTCATCATTTTGCCGTTGATAACCAAAGACAACCGATCTCTGGAGATATCCAGTTTCTCTGCCAGCAGATTAACACTCATTTTTTGTTTCATGAGTTCAATCTTTACTGTCTGGCACCATTCGTCCGATGGAGTATCAATTCGTTCCGGCAATCCCTCTGTACCAAGCACTTCATTGATTTTTTCAGCGATTGCCTGGTAACTTGCGTTAGAGTACCGTCCATTGATAACTGAGGAAACTGTCGCAACGCTGTATCCGATGCGTTCTGCAAGCTGTTTGAGAGTCATATCATTGTCAATCACAGCCTTTCTTACATCCTTACTCCATTGTGATGTTTCCTTTTTCATTCACGTATCACTCCTTTCTCGCATTTGCTTATTATTTATTGTTTATTTTTGCGCGTTTGCGTGCTATAATGTAAGTAAATCTATTTACAGGCTCGCAAACGTGCCTTGAAATACCATCACTCTCAGCTCGCAACTTTGAATTGATTTGTATTTCATGTATTTATTATACCACGTATATGCGAGTTTGTAAATGATTTAATACTCAGTTGCGAGTTTATTTTTATACGGAGGTAACTCATGGAAATAATTGAAAGAATCTACGAAACCCTTGGAAAAACAGACAAAAAAGCCTACGAACTCTGTGAGAAGTTGGGGGTGCGCACTTCCACAATGTCAACTTGGAAATCTCGCACCAGCGATCCGCCTGCTAAGTACATGAAAACCATTGCTGATTTTCTGGGCGTGTCTCTCGATTATCTGCTTACCGGGCAGGAGGCTCCTGTACGCAAGACAACAACTCCGGAAGAGGACGAACTTCTAGAACTTTACCGGGCATTGCCAGATAGCAAAAAATATGAATTTGTCGGGGAACTCAAAGGATTTATGAAAGCCTATACAGAATCCCAGAAATATCTCGACGAGGAAAAAAGATTGTCAGTTTAGAATGGTACCGGTGCTATGGCCGCTACTAAGACGAGGAGAAATGCCTATGACAAATGCTACTCACTATTTTGTGCTGGCACGTTCCGAGGAAAAGGCAGAGAATTACTGCGCTGCTTTACTTCTCTACCTTTCTTCTTTCTGTGACAGCTTTAATTCTGGCTCCGGGAATTATCCTACTGGTGCCATTGCTAAAATCCGGATGCTGCAGTTCAAGCTCGGTCTTTCCGATAATGAACTCTCCGATCTGGTACACTCTTATGGTCCTCTTACTGACTCCGAGTGTAGAACTTTATTAACCTACTCCATAAAAGGCTGTATCTCCGGAATACAATCAGTCTTATCCGGGTGTGCCTATGGATGCTAAAAAATTTTCAGAACGTCTATCTCTCTGCATGAAGCAAAATGGATTGAACGGTGCGGAACTCTCTTCTATATCTGGAGTGACAGCTGCTACTATATCCCGGTACCTCAACGAGCTCCGGATACCTACTGTCGATAACATCATTCAGCTTGCGGATGCTCTCAACGTGTCCGTAGATTATCTTTTAGGACTGCATGATGTCCCGGATGATAAAATGCTCATTTCTGCTTATTCAGTCGCATCCTGCGACGATAAACGCGTACTGTGGACGCTTCTGGAACGATACGGAGGAAAACATGAAACAGCTGACAGGTAACGAGGATTTTACTCTGCATGGTTCCGCTACCGGCTTAACGGTACAGAACTTCTGGAGATGGGCCTACTCAGACCTTATCGACAATACCCAGCGTGGAGTAATGGCAGAATTTCTCGTTTATTCATCACTACGGAATACCCCCACGCAAATGCGAGAGAACTGGATTCCCTATGACGTAACCAGTCCATCCGGACGCAGGATTGAAGTAAAATCTGCCGCTTACATTCAAGCCTGGACACCAGAAAACATCTTTGCACAAATCCGCTTTGACATTGGCAAAAAACTTGCCTGGGATAACGAAACTGTTTCTTATGCCTCAGAAGCAAAGCGTAACTGTGACTTGTATGTATTCTGTCTATTTAATGCCATGACAAAGGACATCTCCCTTCTCGATCTCGACTATTGGGATTTCTATGTTCTTCCCACCTCTGTCCTAAATGAAAAGGTCCCAGATCAGAAGGGAATCTCATTGTCCTCTCTTCTAAAGTTGGGGCCTGTCAAGACAGACTATGCCGGTCTTGGCTCTGTGATTGAATCTATCAAACTGTAAAGGAAGTGATACTATGAAGCTGCCTAACGGTTACGGAAGTGTAACCAAATTATCCGGAAACAGACGCAAGCCTTATCTGGCACGTGTTACTCTCGGATGGATTACTGACGAGCAAACAGGAAAAACAGTACAGAACCGTGTACCGGTAGGTACCTATAAGACTAAAAAAGAAGCACTGCAGGCATTGGCTGAATACGGAGCCAATCCATACGACATACAGAACAATAACCTTACCCTCGCTGAGCTTTATCAGAAATGGACCGAGGCTTACTTTCCTACCCTGGAGAGCGAATCATCCACCCGAACCATTACATCCGCTTGGAAATACTGCCATGTTCTTTATAGTATGCGTGTCAAGGACCTACGTGCCAGACACATCAAGGGAGTTATGGAGGACGGATATATCATTGCTTCACGTGGCAAGGACGCAGGAGAAAAGGTATATGCCTCCCCTGGAACAAAAGCCAGAATCAAGTCTATGTTTAACCTCATGCTGGACTATGCTCTCGAATATGAGCTTGTAGATAAGAATTATGCCAGAACCTTTGACCTCTCTAATGACATCATACGAGAAAAGGAAGAGGCTACACGCGGTCATATCAATTTTACCGAATCCGAAATGCAAACCCTCTGGGACAACCTCGGAAAAATCCGGTTCGTCGACTGGATTCTTATTCAGTGCTACATGGGATGGCGGCCCCAGGAACTCGCTATACTTGAACTTGCCAATGTTGACCTGGAGAACTGGTGCATCACCGGCGGCATGAAAACCGAGGCTGGCCGGTACCGTACTGTCCCAATACACCCACGCATCAAAGAGCTTGTGCGTAATAACTATGAGCAGGCTGTTTCACTTGGCAGCGACCGCTTATTTAACGATCCCGATGCAGTCAAAGGTGGCATGAAGATAACATACGACAAATATGCAGGACGTTTCGAGAAGGTAATCTCTGCTCTGAAACTTCGAGAGGACCACAGACCGCACGATCCGCGAACCACTTTCATCACTATGGCAAAGAAGGCCGGAGTAGATGAATATGTCGTAAAACGTCTTGCCGGTCACAAGATCACCGACGTAACCGAAGCAGTCTATACAAAACGTGATATTGAATGGCTCAGAGAGGAGCTGGAGAAGATGCCGTAACCCCCGTGGTTGCGGCTTTCCTTATGCTCTCCACTATGCATATTTTTGTTTCCTTCTCGTTGTTGCCTACTTGTTACCTACCCGTGTCCTACTCAACAATTTTTGTCGCTTTTCACCGCTTGCCACACCAAATTTTCATTTTCTATTTTCGGCAATAAAAAAGTACCGCAACCCCTGAGATTACGGTACTTTCAAGCCTTACGGCATTTTCACTTTGCAAAGTATAT